CGTTGTTACATGTTTTTTCAGTTGCAAAAGTAAATACTATATTTTTAATATCCAAATTTTTCTGTGTGTTTTTCATAAAAAAGTACTCTTTTTGTTGGGGTTTCATTTTTTTTGTTTACCTTTGCATGAAAGCAGGATTTGTCCTGGTATGGTAATATATGAGAAAAGACGAATACTGTATGAGAAAAATGACAGATAATCTTAGACATAATGAGTGAACCACTAATATAAGTCATCTTGCGTTAACGTTCTGATTATCTGAGGTATAACGCAAAGTTTTATGTATTAGAGGGTTATTTTAAATAAAAAAATGCATCGTTTGGCAAGTTTAACGTGTCAAATTGAGGTGAATGTTTAGAAATTGTTTATAGATTTTTTTGTGTATGGCAACATTTAAAGTAGTGGTACAACATCAACGTTCAGATGGACTTTATGTAGTCTATATACGTTTAACACATAAACGCAGAATAATCAACATCAAAACAGACAAGATGGTGAATAGTAAGGGTGTGGTTCCTGGTAAGCGTGAAGTGAAGGATCCGTTTGTACTTAACTCCTGTATGGTGACGATTACCAAGTGGGTAGAAATGCTCAATAGATATGATACGGCTAATTTGTCGGTGGAACAGGTTAGAGATCTTCTTTTGGCTTCTCATGATGATCTTTGCTTTTCGGATTATGCTAGAGAATATATTGATAAGATTTCTTATACGCATCAGCAAAGAACAGTAGAATTAAATAAAGCATCTTTGGTTGCTTTGGAAAAATTCGCTGGGACTCATAAGATAATGTTTTCTCAGATGACTACGTCTTTTATACAGTCGTGGATAGATTCATTATCTCGTTTCAAACGAGTTAAAGAGACATACCCTGTCACAATAAAAACCATCTTTAAGTCTGGACTTCTTAAATATAATGATTATGATAATGACATCATTCGTATAAAGGTGAATCCTTGGGTAAAAGTGAAGATTCCTAAGCATGATGTACCTGAGAAAAAAGCTATTACCATGGAGGAGTGTAGAGCGTTTTTTGCTATTAATGTAACCCAGAAGGCTAGAAAGATGGCTCAGGATATTTGCAAAATGACGCTTTGCTTAGCAGGAATTAATGGTGTTGATCTCTATAGGATGAAGAAGACTGCCTATTATGATGGAATTTTGCATTACGAGCGCGCTAAGACGAGAACAAGAAGAGAGGATAAGGCTTATATAGAAATCAGAGTTCCCGACATGTTAATTCCTACCATTGAGAAATATCTAAGTGATGAGAAAGATGAGTATCTTTTCAAGTTTCATAAGATGTTTCTTAATGATAGAAATTTTGTTGCAAGCCAGAGTCACGAGATTCGTTTAATCTGTCTTAATTATCTTGGAATGAAACAAGGTGATAAAACATATTCTACCTATACCTTCAGGCACACATGGGCAACTATTGCTCAAAATGATCTTGGAGTTAGTTTCGATGATGTAGCATTCGGATTAAATCATGTTAATAGGCATAAAATCACTATGGGATATGTGAAACCGGATTTTTCAAAGATATGGGAGATAAACGAGAAAATTGTTGAGAAGGTGTTTTTCACTAACGACAAGAGCAAACGCCTGGAGGAACATCATCTGCCTGTATTCGATAAGGTAGAGGAAAACTTTGAGTTGTCTGCTGATGCTTACTTTATGGGTGAGGTTGTGGCTCATGTTGATGGCAAGGGCTATCGGAACACAGATGAGATAATAGAGCAGCTCATGGCCAGCATAAATGATACTGTGCCTAAGAACTGCACGATACAGATTAAGGTGAAGAATATCACCAAGGACCAGACGAAGTACTTTGAACGAGTCAGGAACATAAAATAGCCATTTTTGTGTTAATACAGATTAAAATCGACCTAATATAAGTTAAAATAGAGTGTTTTTGCTCGATAACCAAGTCAAGGGTAGTCTTCTCTAAAGTTGAAGAAAATTTAGAGAGGGCTACCCATTTTTTATAATTAGCCATTATTAACAATTTTGAGATTTTTGATGTTAATAGTGGTTTCTTGTTTCTCAAATTTCTCTTCCAACTGCATGAAAGATTCCTCCACAGATAAGTTTCTGGATTCATCATTATTGAACGATACAGACTGTAGTTTTGGAGCAACGTAGGGGAGAAATTTGGCTACCATCGCCAGTCGTCCGGCAGGCTCGTCAATCTGCATGAGATCCGTGAAAAGTGAATAGTTCTTCTCATTGATACCATTGATGTAGCCAGTAAGGGCATCACGTAGGCTTTCACGCACACTTTTGGTAACTTTATTGGGTGTGCCAGCCTTACGTCCGCCAGTCTTCTTCCTCTTTGGCTTCGGCTCATTATTATTGTCTTGTTTTACTGCCATATTCTATTGATTTTTAATGTTTACTGATAGTTTTCGGTTGCAAATATAGGAAGAAATTACGAAACTTGGTGTTCAAGTTGCGGAACTTATCACAGATAGATAAGAAAAACGCATTACTTTTGAACAGTTTAAACATTAAAATTCGAATTTTATGGGAATTATTGGAAGTATTGTTGGTGGACTGACCTCTGCTGCAGGTGGTTCTCTAGCAGCTAAAGCAAGAAACAAGGGATATAATGAGTATATCAAAATGTTTCAAAACCGTATGCAACAGGTGAAGGATCATCGTGATAACTTGTATTATCAGGACCCTACTCAATCTGCTGAAAATCAGGTAGCCGTGACCAATGCCCAGAAGGTATTGGATAATGCTACAGCAACCGCAAAGAACACCAATATTGTTAGTGGCGGTTCTGATGAAGCGGTTGCGCTCAGTAAACAGGCTGCCCAGGAGCAGGTTGGTAAGATGGTGCAAGAGGCTGCTGTGCAAGGTGCTCAGACCAAAGAAAATGTTTGGAATACTGCTGATTCGCAGATAGACCAGATGACTAACTACATCGCCACAGCCAAGAAGGAGAAAGCTCTTTCTACAGCACAGGGTATTACGGATGCTGCTGGTGGCTTGGCTGGCGCAGCAAGTAAATTGCCATTTTAAGGAAGGAGGTAATTATGGGATTTACAATGGATGATTTAACTCCTAAACGTCCGGGAACAGCAACAACTCCTATTACAGATTTCCCTTCTGATAATGCGGTGAAGCCGGAGGTTGCAGTACCAGTTCAGACAACTGATACCGAACCGGGAAAGGGTACAGCCATAGATACTACTGGTATTACCGGGAATGGTGTCCATGAATCTTTTGCAGAACAGCCAACCGAGGAAGTTACCAAGGTGGAGCCTAACCAGGGTATTAAGATAGACTGGAGCAGACCTTATGCCGAGATAGAACAGAATCCTATCTTGCAGCAGATGAAGCCTTATGACATTATGAGGGATTACCAGAAGAATGGTGATGGAAACTGGTCTGCCTTCATGCCTTGGCTTTCTTCACTTGGTGATGCCGATAAAACTGTGGCTGCAAATGCAGCTTTGCAAAAGAAGGCAGAGAATCAAGCCAAATGGGAACAATGGGGAAATCTTTTTATGCACTTGGGTAACTTCTTTGGTACAGTTCAAGGTGCTCCATCGCAAAAAATAGAATCAGCACAAGAACTTACTGATCGCCAACGCAAGATAAGAGAGGCTACAGATGCTTTAAGAGCTAAGGGATATAACCAGATGATGGTGAATATCTATAAGGACCGTCAAGACAAACAGGCACAGATGCAGGCTGAGGCTGCTGCAAAGGCAAATGATGCCCTGGCTGCTTATCGTGGTTCACAGAAAGCGCAAGAGGATGCTCTTACTCCTGTTAAGGTTCAGACGGAGAAAGAGAGAGGTAATGCTGCTGCTGCACAGGCTGCACTCAGTACTTCTAAGAAGGAGACAGAGGATGCTTTGAGAGGCAAGAAGGGAAAATTACTTGATGCTCAAACTAATAATGCCAATGCCGGAGCTGCTGATCATAATGCCAGCGTTAACGTTAAGGGAGCGCAAGTTAGGCATATCAATTCGCAAACAGAGGGACAGAATCAGAGGAATGCCAACCAGAAGGAGGCTGATGATTTCAACACCAGGTATGTGAACGACCCTGTTTTCAAGAAACATGTGAATGAATGGGCTACACACAATGGTATGGCTATCGGTGGTAATGATGGCAGAGGTGGCACTTGGGCGAATGAAAAGAATCGCCAGCAGGCTTCTAGATGGGCAAAGGCTAAGATGAAGTTAGACCGGACTCCTCCATCTCGTAGAGGTAGGGGTGGCAGTAAAGTACCTCCTTCACGTAGAGGCGGCAGTAAGGTTCCACCATCAAGGAGAAGAAAGTAACTGATTATTAATCAAAAAAATAAGATAAGATATGTTTGACGAGCAAGACAGACAATATTTTTATAATGAGTTCAAGAACAATGGCTATGAAGTAGGTAGCTATGATGACTTCAAAAAGGATTTGAAAAACAAGGAAGATCGTGACTGGTACTACAATGAGGCCAAGAACATGGGGTATGATGTGGGAACACAGGCAGACTTTGACAAGATGGTGCTGGAGCCAGCTCCATCTACTTCTGGTGGTGGTAAGCAGGTAGATTCTTCTGCTACGACTCAGAGTGTAGGGCAGAAGGCTTCTATTGAGACTAAGCCGCAGGTGGCTCAACCAGCAAAGAAGCAGAAAACAACAGACAAGGAGCCTGGGCTTATAGCAAAAGTTTTGGATATGATTCCTACTGGTGTTCAGACGAGCAACGGAACATATCAGCCATCACCAGAGATTCCTCAGCCTGTTGTAAAAGGTGAGGAAATGCCTGTGAAGGAAGAAGCTTCTTCTTCATCATCAGCTAATGCGGCTCCTGTTACAACACCAACTGGTGTGGTGAATAATGAGGGGTTGATGGATGCCAAACTTGCCAACTATATTGAGAACTGGAAGCAGAGACCGGATAAGCAGAGTACTTACTTTGAGAATATGGTTGCCGACTTGTTGGCTGATGGCACTGCCAATAGCAATGAGGAGGCAGTGAATATGGTGATGCCTGCTTTGCGCAGATATGCCAACCGTTCGGCCATGGACGTTACCAACCAGGTAGTATCTTCTTTGCCTGATGATACGGTGCAGGATGCTGAGCAGAGTATCGATGCGCAATGGTATAGCCATGGCGTGCAGGATAAGTTGAAGCAGGAGGCAGACAGCATGGGTATCAGTTATGATGACTATGTGGCTCATTTCCTGAAGCCAGCTATGGTGCAGAGTCTGGTGAACAAATATGGTCCGAACTACCGCAACATAGCTGAGGGCATCGCTACTCGCCTCTATTCTCACGATGAGAATGTACAGGAGAGACTGATGAATCAGGACATCAATGATGCGCTTTCTAGCGTTATTAATAAATATGTGAGTCCATCTGTGGTGGATGAGTACAACAAGGCTCAAGAAGAAGGTAGCAAGGCATTCAACGAAGGTATGGAAGGAAGCCAGTTTATTCCGGCTAATCTTCGTCTGGGTACAGCACTTGGTGCTCAGTACGAGGCAAACGAGGCCAAGGATCCTGCAAAGGTGCTTTCTGGTTTGCAGCAGAAGTTTGGCAAACTTTACCGGAATCCGAAGTTCCTGAATGACATGAGCAATGCCGCATTTAAGGTGATGCAACGGTATGGCTTGAATGGCACTCAGAGTAGTGATCCTAAGCAGTTCAAGCCAATGATCAATGCTGCCATTAAGAATGAGTTGGACCAGCTGGAGATTAAGGGTATGATGCCTAAGGGTAGTGCTGAGTACATCATGAAGACTGGTTTGGGTAACACTATTGTGGGTAAGATTATTCGCAAGGCTGTTCAGACGGACTACCAGAACTGGCTGGAGGATATTGCCAATCAGCAGTATCAGCCGGGCTTCTGGGAGAACGTGGCTAGCGGTTCGCTTACCTTTGCTGGTGATGCCTGGAGTTATTGGCTGCCTGGAGCCGCAGGTGGAAAGTTGACTAAGAGCATGGTAGCCAAGGCAGAGGGTAAACTGGCTGGTGACCTCATGGCTAAGGGTATGGAGCGCAAGATGGCTGAGCGAGCTGCCAAGGTACTTATTGGTAAGAGTAAGGCCGAGGCTTTGAAGAGTGGAGCTGTGCATGGTGCTGTTACCTTTGGCGGTCAGTCAGCTATTTCAAAGCCTATTGATGAGGTTTATCGCACTGGCCAGTTTGACGAGAATGGCAATATTTACAATCCTTCTGTGGGTAAGGTTATCGCTAATACTTTGGGCGAGGTGGCTAAACAGAGTGCCGTAGGTGCCATCATGCAGGGTGGAACTATCGCTAATATGGTAGGTAAAGGCAGAGGCTTGGCTACCAATATTCTTGCTGATGTTGGTGGTAAGGTTGTGGATTCCGGTATCATGACTGGTCATCAGATGCTGGAGCGTATGGCGCAGGACCCGAACTTCAAGCCTACTGGCAAGGATGCAGCCGAGAGTTTCTTGGAGAGCATGGCGAACCTTACTGCTATCGGCTTGCCGGGCATGGTGGGCAAGTATGCTCGATTCAAGGACGCAAGGGAGTTTAACAAGAAGTTTGACTTCACTGATCAGGATATTGCCGAGTTGAAGAGATTCGGCTATGATGGTCTTCGTGATGCTTTTGAGAAGATGGGCATCGGGGAGTATGCTGTGGTTGGTGAGAACGCTCAGCGACTTGATGGGCAGTTAACCCAGAAGTATATGGACCTGATGAACGACAAGAGCGTGCCGGAGGTGTTGAAGGCTAAGATAATGGCAGTTGTAGAAGGCAAACGCCCTTCTTCTTTCTCGCCTGTTGTAGATTCCATCATCGTGCAGCCGATGGATCATGACGGAAAGGTGTATCTCGAAACCTTGAATAAGGATGGCGGTATCATTGACAAAAAGGAGTTTTCTTCTCTTGATGAGGCTCAGAAGGCAGATAAGAAACTGGAGTATGAGAAGACTCTTGGTTTGGCTTCTGTGCTGGAAGGTGAGTTCCACAATGAGTTTACGCAGGAGCATCTTGAAGGCTTATACAACAAGGCAGCCCAGAAATATAATATGGGTGAGAAATTGACAGATGAGGATAAGGCAGCGGTTTATCTTCATCAGAATGCTGGTGCCATCAAGGACATCATGGATAAGCAGCAGAAGGGTATTATCCTTACTGATGAGGAGCAGAAGCAGGTTAATGCTTATCGTCATTATTATGACAGTGCTTTGGAGAACAGTTCTGTGATGAGGGAGTTTGTCAACACGTTTGAGGATTCCCATGGCGTGGCGCGCGGTACACTTCGTAAGGCTTTGGAGTCGAAAGATAAGAAGTATGCGCCACTGGTGGAGTCTTATCTTAAGGAGCTTTACAACTCTATTGAACTGAAACGTGAAATGAAGCAGACGATGGATGATCTCTATAATACTGCCCATGGAAATGAGCAGAAGAGGATTGAGCAGGGTGGTGTTGAGGGTGAAAAGCCTACAGCTCCTGTTGAAGGTTCTGCTGGTGGTCAGGAGCCTCCAGTTTCAGAAGGTTTTTCTCCTTATCAAGGTAATACCGATGTTTCATCTGTTCAAGGTGAAGGCGTTTCTACAGCAAATTCAGATAACTCATCTGCTGATGTTATTACTTCTGATGCTTTTGTTATGGGACAGAATGCCTATAAGAATGGGGATTCTGAGGCTTTGCAGGCTATCGACTATAATAGTGATTTAGCAACAGGACGTTTGAAGCGAGCGTTTGCTGATAACGAGAAGATGCCTGATATTGTAGCCAATGCCTATAATGAAGGTAGAGATATGGAGCAGTTTGTGGCTCAGCGTGCCAGTAGTTTGACTCCAGCACAAAAAGAGGCTATCAGGAAGTATGTAGAGGCAATGGATGCCAAGAAGGGGGCTATTGATGCTCTGCAGCATGCCGATGATGGCTATGGTGATGCCCTGAAGGAGCAACTGTGGCCATACCAGACGGTAGACGGAAACATAGTTCCTGCTACTTTGGATAGCGGAAAACAGGTATTTTTGAAGAAGGCTAACGAATATGGTGGAGCCTTTGTTGTCGTTCCAGATGAGCAGGGACAGCCTATGATTAAGCAGGTATCTAATGCCGAGATTAAAGAGGTGGGCACTCCTGTTTCTCTTGATGAATACATTGAAAAAGCAGTGGCTCAGCAGAAGGATGCAAGAAATAAGCAGTTTATCAGCCAGTTTGATGGCAGCGGTTTGAAGCCGAATGACCAGGTTACAGTTGCCATGGAGGAAGGTGATGCTAATATTGAAATGACCTTTGCCGGATATAGCGAGGACGGAAAGATTGTGCTTACTGATGGTAAAGATTATCTTCCCCTGTCTAAAGAAGAGTTTGCTGCATGGCGCAAGAATGCGCTCGACAACACAATCAATGAACATTTGGATGCCGAGGACGATGAACGTGAACAGAAAGCAGTTTCTCAGGCTGAGGCTGATAAGAAACAGCGTTATGCCAATGGCATCGTGGGACTGAGCGAGGGCCAGCCGGACTATTCTTCTAAGGATACAGATCCAAATGTGGCGGCTGAGTATCTGCAGGAGCAGTTTGGGGAAGACCATGGCAAACTTTTGAATCTGATTAATGGCAGCCGTGATGACATCAAAACGCAACTTGACAACAAGAAGAAGGCTGCTGCAGAGTACAGAGACTGGCTTGATGTCAATGCCGACCTGGACCCAGAGAAGGCTCAGAAGGTGGAGAACGACCTGGCTCTGGTTAATGAGCAGATTGCTGATCTTGATGCTCGTTTCAAGAACTGGAATACTATCCGCAACAGCGTGATGACTCCTGATGAGTTAAGAACCATGAAGGAGGAGCGCAAGGCAGAGATAGAGAAGGCTGGTGTTGACAAGTCTTCCGTTCTGCCAGATGTGGATACAGGCGTTCGTATTCCAGAGAACAGTGAGCTTAAAGACAAATATCCTACTCAGGAAGCTGCTTCCGGCTACATAACGTCAGAGCGCAGACGCGTGTACAAGATGCAGGAAGAAACCCAACGAGAAATTGATGGTGTAGACAAGATACTCAATCAATACATGGATGGTGATATGGAACTTTCCGCTGAACAGTTGAGAGATCTGAATACCACCAAGGCAGAACTGGCAAACAGACAGAATGCGCTTACAGTGGATGCCAAGGCTTTGAAGGGAAAGGCTGAAAGCTTGAATATTCTTTATATAAAGGAACGAGCAGAGCAAAACAAGAAGAATCTTGAAGCTTTGTCCCCAAAAGACAGACGTAAGGAATTGGTAGCTAATGCCTTGGAGAAGAAAGACATGAAGACTATTAAGGAAATATATAAGGATGCAAGTACTGATGTCATGGATTTGACTCCGCGGACATTGGAGGAATTTGTGTCAGAGAGACTTTTTCCTCATAGTCTGAATGCAGAATCACTGGCGCAAGAGTTGGGATCTTCCAACTTTAGGCGTGGTATAGGCAGTAAGTACGACACAAATAAATTCAACTATCTTCTGGCCAATAATGGCGAGGGATTAACTATTAGCGAACTTGCAAAACGAGTCTGGGAAGATCTTTCCGGTACAATGGAATCAGGTGCTGGTGACGGATTACAGTCTACGTATACAGACCAGGATATACGCAACACTATTCTTGATATGTTCAAGACTTATGACAGTGTTCGGGATATGCGCAATGTGACGCTTCTTAACCGTATATCTGCTGCTGAGAACGAATTGTCGGGCGAAGAAGAGTGGTACGAACAGCAGAAAGAACGTGAAATCTTCGAAAAACAAAAAGAAATCGATGAATATAAATCGTATATTCACGACAAAGAGTTATCTTTGCCATCAGAAAGCGAACTTGATTACATCAATGGACTTGAATTTGACCGTATGATGGAGATTGAGGATCGTGAACGAGAGTACAAACAATATGTCAAATCAATTTTACCAGAATTAGCTGATTATGATGACAGAAGCAATGAAGAAGGATATGGAGGAGGCAGTAGCCTGGGTAGCGACTCTTCACGGAGAGGAGTTGATGAAGGAAATAGCCAAGGCGAAGAAGTTGGTAACGGAGAAGCATCTTCTGAGTCCGAGATTGGAGAAGGCTCTGATCGAGGACGCAAAGGGCGACAAGAGACTGGCAGCATGGAACCTGGCGAAGGCTCAACTGTTCGAGGCTCACATCTACCGCAAGAAGCATCCTTCGGAGAACGTTTAAAGAGTGCCATTGCCGAAACTGAGACCGAACCAACAGAGGCTCAGAAGAAGGCAGGAAACTACAAAAAGGGTCATTTGTCCTTTGGTGGCTACGATTTTACCGTAGAAACACCAAAGGGCGTGACTCGTAGCGGTAAGGACGAGCAGGGCAAGCCTTGGAGTGTGACCATGCACGATACTTACGGCTATATTCTTGGTAAAATTGGCGTTGATGGTGACCATATTGATATGTTCATCAATGATGCCGCTGACCTTGATACTTTTGATGGTAACGTTTATGTTGTTGATCAGGTGAACCCAGAGACTGGAGAGTTTGACGAGCATAAGGTGATGTATGGCTATCCTTCTGAGGAGGCTGCTACAGAGGCTTATCTTGCCAACTACTCTAAAGACTGGAAGGGACTTGGTAAGGTTACTTCTGTGCCTAAGGCTACCTTTGACAAATGGCTTGAGTCTTCTGACCGCAAGACTAAGCCTTTTGCAGACTATGCTATGGTGCAGAAGGAACAGGCAAAATTTGATCGCGATGTGAAGGAGGTAAAGCCATCTGAAATGACGGAGGCACAGAAGGTGGCTTATGATGCCGTATCTACTATGCTTAAGAAGGCTGGCATCCCGGTGAAGGTTGTTAGCAATGAGGATATGGAGAAGGTGGCTGAGGCGCAGGATAATCTGAATCTTGCCATGTTGCTGAATCAGCCTGAAATGAGATTTAAAATCAAGACACCGGAGGAGAAGCAGGCTGCCGAGAATGCTTATAACTTTGCCAAGGAGTTGCGCCCGGATAAGTGGAAGCAGTATGCCGTGGTGAATATGAGCAATCCTAACAAGATGCCGGAGTACTTTAAGAAGCAGGAGTTGGCTAGAAAGGAGCGTTCTTACTATAATAAACTGATGTGGGGTAACTACAAGGTTTTCAATCTTGATAAGAGTTTTGAGGACAATGTGGCTGGGCTTACTGGCACTTTCCCTTCGGAGTTTGACGCATATAAGATTGATGAGCAGACCAATAAGAGGAATGAGTTGAAGAGGCAGATTAAAGAGACTGAGGATGCATATAACTCAACTGGGCAGGAACGTAATAAGTATCAGATTCAGTTGATGAAGGAGTATATGGATGAGCATGGACTGACCTCTGAGAACGATATTCCTTATGATGTTTGGAGTGACTTGAATGATAAGGCTCATGAGAAATATCAAGATAAACTTGATTCCTTGTTTGCGAAATATAAGGATTTGGATAGACAGTTGAATGCTGTTGCTGAGCCAGGAGTGAAATTCTTACGTACTTATCATGGTACTGGTGCTAAGTTTGACAAGTTTGATTTATCTCATGCCTTGGAGGGCGAGGGTAGTGAGACGTTTGGACATGGTGTGTATGTGACAAATTCGGAGAAGATAGGCTCAGAGTATGCACAGCGAGCTAAGGATAAGAAAGCAACATTTGGCTTTGAGTTTGTAAATCCACAAAGTATGTCAAAACAGGCACAGGATATGCTGAGACATTATATGTATAAGCATCAAGATGTGGCAAAGGGCTTGGAGAATGCACGTAAAGATTTGAAAGATGTTATAGGAAAATTCCCTGATACAGATTATCTGCAAGAACTAAACGAAATTCTTGCAAAGGACGATGATAGCATAGCTATACCAAGTAATAGAGCATATCGATACGATGTGGATATTCCTGATGATAATGGCAGCAACTATCTTGGATGGAACGAATCTCAGAATTTTCCATTGGAAAAATGGTATAGACTTTGGGAAATAACCCACAACGGTTTCAGTGAAAACGAGTATTTTAATGATGGTGGAGCGAGATATAATGATGATAGGATTGAGCGTATCCTTCAAATGAAACTTGAATCTCCTGAGAATGGTATGCAGAAACTTCCTACATTAAAAGGCGAAGACCTTTATCGTGCTTTGGAAGATTTCTTTAACCGTGAAAGACCTTCGTATGGCGCTGAATTAGCATCAAGGGCTTTGAATGAAATAGGCTTTGTTGGTATAAAATATCCTGCTGGCATGATTCATGGTGGTGCCAAGGAAGGTGATTACAATTATGTTATCTTTGACGAGAACAATGTCAATATCGTGGGTAATACTAAGTTTGCGCAGGGTAAGGGGGTGGTTTATGGCTACACTGACGGCAAGGAGATTGTGCTGAACCAGGAGCATCTGAATCCTAATACTCCTATCCATGAGTACCAGCATCTTTGGCGTACTGCTGCCAAGAACATGAATCCGGAACTTATAGAGCATGGTGATAAACTCATCATGCAGACGCAGCTATTTGCCGATTTGAAGCAGGATCCTAACTATAATCATCTGACAGATGAGCAGATTTGCGATGAGGCTTTTGCTCGTTTGACAGGTGAGGACGGAGCTGCCATCCTGGAACAGATGGCTAAGGATGCTATCAAGGAGAATCCGCTTGATACAGCCAAGGAACTTAGCGTTATCAATAAGTTGAAGGAGTGGCTGAAGAAGTTCTGGTATTGGACTCTTGATACATTTACGAAGTGGAAGCCTGAGGACATTAAGAAAATGACCTTGGAGGATATTCGTAATCTTGTGTTGAGAGACTTGGCGAATGGGGTGGACCCACGCAACGTGAAGTCTCGTATGACTAAGGAAGATGCAGTTTCTCTTCGTAAACAGATGGCAGATAATGCTGAGCAAGAACGGATTCTAGAGCATACGGAAGAAAACTGGCTGAAAGAATTTGGCAAGGATAGCCGTGTTACTACTCCTATTGGAAGTATCAAACTTGGTGAAAACCAATATAAGAAGGCAGGAAGAAACGACCGAATCAAAAGATTTGGTTTGTTGAAGCCTACCCTGGAGCGTCCTGATGTTATCCTGGAGAAGTCTGCACCAAAAGAGGGTGCGGAACGACAGACTAAATATCTGTTCATCAAATCCTTTAAAAAGGCTGATGGAAACAAGATTCTGAACTATGAATCCATAACAGTAAAGCAGGGTGAAGAGGAAGTTGCGATTAGCGCACATCAAATAGATCCTTCGAAAGTTTTGAAAGAATTGACGGAATCAAAAGTGCTATGGAATCGTTTCAGAGGCGATTCTAATTCCTTGGGCGAGAATCAAGGTTCGGCATTAACTCCATCCGCAAATAACCCAAGCGGAAAGGATAGCGTCCTGAATCCTCATAGCGATGCAAATATAAGAAATAATATCGAAACCACCAAGGGAAATGGTGGAAATTTATCTGTGGAGGATAAAATAAAGGCTGTATCTCAGCAATTTGGGGTAGATGAGGCAGATGTGGCGATGTACGCCAATGCAGTTAAGAAGGGTTCTACTGCTGAGGCTGCACGTGCCAGAGCCAATATTAAGCGTCACTTGTTGCAGGCAAATGAAGATAAGATTTCCTCTTTAAAGGAACATCTTAAGTACACCGTGCCTGTAAATAATGCCTTGAAGGAGAACTTTGGCGACCTTGATGCTATGATCGAGGAGCGCGTGAAGCAGGTGGAGGCGCAGCGTAACGCCATGGAAGCCGCTAGAAAGAGAGCAGAGGAAGAGGAAGCCAAGCGACAAAAGCACTTGGAGGAACTTTCTGTGATTCCTGATGATCAACTTGACAAGCAGTATATGGATGCTCTTGCCAAAGGTGATGATGCTACAGCCAGGGAAATGCTTGATGAGGCTGCCAGACGCAAGGGCTATGATGATACCGAAAGCGCATACCAAGGTGTAGGTGCATGGGCTGCACCGGGAAACCCTGGGTATGAAAGCGACAAGGCGAGACGTGACGATTGGGAATCCAGTGGCTCGGATGTGAACCTGGAGGATATTGCCTTGGGCTATGCTCCTCAGCCGGATGATTACTTCTCCCACCCTGAGCGTTATTCTCAGAACACTCCTCATGGATTGGAATCTGTGAAAGCCATCAATGAGGCTATTAAAGCCATTAAGAATGGTGAGAAGGATGTTAAGGTAAAGGTTTATCGTGCTGTTCCTACTTCGGTGAAGGAAGGCAAGTTGCGTAATGGTGACTGGGTTACTCCTTCTAAGAAATATGCCGAAATGCACGGAACAAACCGTCTGGAAGGCAAATATCGTATCATTGAAGATGAAGTTCCGGCTACTCAACTGTGGTGGGACGGTAATGACGCAAACGAGTTTGGCTTTGATGATGGCAAGGAGTATAAATACAAGAATGCCAAGAATAACAGAAAGTTGAACGACCTTGTTACCTATGATGATGAGGGTGACGTTATTCCTCCTTCTAAGCGTTTCAATTCTCGCAAGAGCGATGTACGATTTCATCGAGTGACTGAGGTGAAATCTCCTATCGTGGAGCAGAAGTTGCAGAAGCATCCTGATTCTCTGATGAAGGCTGGAACCTACTTTAGCGGTGGTGGATTGGTAGAGGAAGGTTTGAAGGGTATCATCGACCCTGTAGTGGCTGTGGAGTATGACCGGAAGATAAGCGGTGTATATCGCAATAACTTCGGGCAGCATATTGTTACGGCTGACGTGAGAGACGTGGATCCGAAGGAACTGGTGAAGCATATTGATGGTGAGGTTGAGTATTTCCATGCTTCGCCTGTATGCAAGAACTATTCGCAGGCCAAAAGTCATAGTGGAGAGGTGGAGCTTGACAAGGAGACAGCCAAGAGTACTGCAGACTTTATTGATGCCGTGAAGCCGCGAGTGGTGACTATCGAGAACGTGAAGGGCTACAAGGACTCTGAGGCGATGAAGATTATCACCAAAGCACTTGATAAGAATGGCTATACATGGGATTCTGATGTGTATAATGCCGCAGATTATGGTGGCTATACCAGCAGGGAACGACTGATTATTAGAGCCGTGAAGGACGGAGAACTGCCTGAAAAGCCAAAGAAGCAACCACGCAAGGGAGGATGGCTAGAGGCTGTGGAGGATATTCTTCCTACTCTGACAGTGAAGGAAAGCGGTGTGGCTCCATGGATGGATGCAAGATTGAAGGCTGACGGTATTGACTGGCAGAAGGTGGAGAAGCCTCTTTATGTAATGGGCAGTGCTTATGCCGATGGCAAGATTCCTCATGCCTATGGGGATGAGATTCTGCCTACGCTGAGAACCAAGAGTGGTGATGTGATCATCATGCCGGGTGGAAAGGTATTGCGTGCAGATGGCAGGGTATTGGCTAGGATTACCGGACTGGGCGATGACTATAAATTGCCTAAGACGGAATCTTTGGCCCACACCATCATTGGCAATGGTATTCCGGTGCAGTTGACCAAGGGCGTGATTGCTCCTCTGCTGAATAAGGATGACTTGTCGGGCAGAAATGTATTGGCACGACTTGGCAGCTCTATCTTCAAGAACAACTGGGATGCAGACAAGCAGAAACAAGTGAGCGACCAGATAGTGAACACTGCCAACAAACTGGGTGGTGCTGAGGCTACGGTTTACACTTCTGTGGATGAGGTTCCAGATGCTTATCTGAGTGATGTGAAGAATGGGGCTACCGGATGGTATGATCCTACTACACACACGGTGCATGTTTATCTGCCTAACTGTGCTGATGCCAACGAGGCTGAGAGAACGGTGCTTCATGAGAAGATAGGTCATGAGGGTATGGGAGTACTTCTTGGTGGTGAAGATGGCGTGAGAAAGTTCGCCAACTTCGTTTATCGTTCCGTAGGTAAGGATGTTCGAGGCAAGATTATTGACTTTGCCAATAAATATGATCCGGACTGGAAGAACCCTGATCGCATGAATGTGGGAACGCAGGAGTATATCGCTCATTTGGCTGAGGAGGGTCCTAAGACTGCTGAGGACTTTTCTCTTTGGACCAAGATTAAGCATTATCTTATCAAGGTATTGAAGAAGCTGGGTGTTCGTGTGCCGGGACTTCTCAATGACAAGGATTTGAGATACTACCTGATGAAGGCTGGCAAGGCTCTCCATGTATGGGACAATATGCCTAAGGAGAAGCAGGAAGCCATGATGAAGCAGGCTAGCAATGCTGAAATCAAGGATTCGCTATCTAATGGTCCTGGTAAGGGTAAACCACAACCGAAGAAGGGTGAAAGCACGATTCAGTATATAAAACGTGTACAGGAGTGGCGCAAATGGCAGAATGCACGCGAGGATAAAGAGGACCCAGAGCCACCTATGTTCTATGACTTCGACAAGGATGAGGCAGGCAAGAAGGAATGGGCACAGCTCAATAAAGACTGGCGTGAACGCCACCACCTTGTTGGCGAGGAACCTACTGGTATGCCTATCCGAATGGAAAATGAAGAGGATGATGCCTACATGAATCGTATTCATGAATATGAGAAATGGCAGGCAGCCATGAAGGACCAGGAAGACCCTATGCCTGATATGTTTGCCTTCGAAAAGAAGAAGCAGGAGGAGGTGAAACGAAAATATGAGGACTGGCTGGCCAAACATGACCTAATGGAGCAGCAACAAGCAGATCTGGACTTGTATGAGGGTAAGATTTACCCAGCAGAGACCAATCCGAAGGCTGATGCACTGGAGCAGCAAGTGATGCAGGACTTGGCAGAAGTTACCAGTACAGACGTGAGCAAGGAAGGTGCAGCAAAGACCGTGAAGCATGCCGTTATCCATCGTAGAAAGAATATGGAGGAGGCCAGTGCTGATGATGCTATCTATATCAATGATGTGAAGAACAGAATAGAGAAGATGGCTGATAGCGGTGCTTTTGATAAGTTGCTTTCTGACTACAAGGGCAAGCCAAACAAGGCTGAGAAGCTGGCTGAGGCTATACCTTATATAATAGAAGCTCCTCGAAGACTGCGTGACCTGGCGCATGATTTGAATGCCACTGATGCTTTTGACAAGGGACATATCCATATCCAGCCAGATGATGTAGAGGCTATCCAGCCTTTCGTGGCGGACTTGATTGCTGAGACTGCTAAGATGCATACCGTACTGAAAGACGACAAGGAGGTGAAGGTTTATGATGATCCTCAGGCTGTGAGCGAGGTGGCTAACAAGCTGGCTCAGGCTATCAATGCCAATCACCAGGGCGAGGAAGGCTTTGTTCCTATTGACGGTACTGACATCCTGAGCAAGCAGGTATTGCCACTGGTGAAGCAGCAGATTGTGCCAGGGGGTATCGATTACAAGAATCTATCGCCTGAAATGAAGGCTGCCATTGATTCTATCAGAGACTGGTATAACTATACCTACGACTGGTTGAAGGATAATCACACCTTAAGAGAGGACACCGGATATAATGCCGACTATGTAAACCATATCTGGGATAAAGAGAAGAGCGACAAGCAGGCTTATGCGATGTATGTGGAGAACAGACAGCGCACAAAAAGCCCTAACGAGAAGCCGAGAACTATCAGCACCTTGATGGAAGGCATTGGTTTGGGACTTGTACCTAAGACTACCGACATCACGAAGATGATGGCTTACTATAGCCGTAGTAATATCGAAGCTTGGGCAAACAAGACAATGCTGCAGGAATTGAGCGGATTGAACGTGATAGAGCGGAATGAGGACGGAGAAATCGTTTCTTCTGACCCACTGCTTTCTTCTACGCCTCCTTTTAACCTGGAGCAATATAAGTACTTCGAGATTCCGGGCGTAGGCCCTGTATGGGTATATAATGTATCGCCTAAGCAGATGAAGGTGAAGAATCCTATCACTGGCAAGGAGAGGGTGCTTTATAGCGAGGCGAGTGCCGGAGACCGATTCGGTGTAGTATTCGAGACCTATCAGTCTTCTCCTTTCTGGAAGGCTTTTGATACGCTTGCTTCGAGTGCAAAGAAACTGGAGTTGGGCTTTAGCGGTTTCCATGCCGGAGCCTTGACGGAGGTTTATATGGTGCAGAACATGGTGGAGTTTGGACCCAAGAAGGCTATGGCCAACTTTATGAAGTATATCTTTGTAGATACGATGAAGAATCATCAGTTGCCTTGCTTCGCCAATCCTGAGGACTTCCAGGAGGCTGCTACCCACTTGGTGAAGTTTGGAGCGACCAACGACTATGCAGCTGCAGACGTGCAGAACATGTTTGACAATATGCGCGATGCGATGATGAAGGTGCAGGAGAAGTTGAAGGACGGAAATAAAATTTCCGGAACGGTGGCTTTGGCTACTATGCCATTGAAGGTGGCAACGCAGATGCTTTCGCTCATCAACAAGGGCATGGATAGAGCCTTGTGGGATTTCCTTCATGACGGACTGAAACTTGCGACCTACCGGATGAGGGCAGACAAGACTAAGGAACGTGCTAAGAAGAAGGGATGGACTGAGGAGGAACTAAGCCGGGCTTTGGACGAGGACGGACAGTTTGTGAACGATATGTTTGGCGGTCAGCACTGGGATATTCTTGGTGCCAGCCATCGAACCTTGCGCTATGCCGGACGAGTTCTTCTTTCGCCAGACTGGAATGCTTCTACTACTCGCCACTTCCTGGCATTAACCGGATATGGCTCTATATGGAATGAGGCCACCTTTGAAAACTTCAAACAGTATTATCAGAGGCTCAAACATAAGGAACTTATACCGGAGGATGAAGGAAGAAGAAGCAGACAGATTTCTGCACTCCTCTGTTATGGTATCGGATTCATGGTATTCTATGAGGGTATTGCCAATGGTATCAATGCCGCCTTCCGTGCCCTGGATGAGGAGAAGGAGCGCAAGAAGGCAGAGGAGATCCGGAAGACCAACCCTAACTACAGAAGTATGTATGAACTTGCTTATGGTGACGAGGGTATGAAATGGTATGACTATCTGATGAGAGGCAACAGCCTTGGCCAGCAGAGCAAGATTTTCCTTGGCAGATATGAAGATGGTACAGAAATGTATGTGAGACATGGTAAGCAGTTCCGTGAGGTTCCTGAATACCTCTTCAACCATAAGGGAGAATTAGAGTTCCCTGGACCTATGGTACAGCGAATGATAGGTAAGGCTAACCCTATGGTGAGAATGACCTTGGATGATATAAACTATCTGAGCGATTTCCAAGCCAGCCATGCGGATCAAGAGATTCAGCGCAAGTATGGCAAGACCATCGGACTGCTTTATAAGGATGCTTTGTACTGGGCACCTTTCCTGATTCCGAGCCAGGAGAACAAGGAGTTCAAGGCCGTTGATTTCTTCTTCCCTTCTTCTAAGGGGTTCTCTCCATGGAAGGCTCAGAGTTACTTCAAGGACTTTATCCTTAGCGGTGACATGGAGGGCGTGGTGATGACCTATCAGAGCTGCCAGCGCAATGGTATTGATGCTGAGGCTCAGATTAAGGCTGCCATCGGTTCGGTGAAGGCACTGGAAAGTGCGGAAATGCAAGATGGCGTGACTTCGCTGCAGGAGGCTAGTAAACGCTTTGATGCTGCCAAGAGTATCACGGAAAAGAAGAAGATGCGCCAGAAGATTAAGAAATTCCTCTCGCAGAGTAATTACAAGGCTTTCACTCAGAAGGAGGCTCTGGACATGGTGCAGGGTTATCTGAACGGTGATGAAGACTTGAAGGAAATGGAGAAGGCTGAAAGCAAGTACCTGATGAAGGCTAAGGCAGAGGACGTGACGGAGGACTGGAGAATACAGAACGTTTGGAACGGAACCATGGAGACTTATCAGGAGTATCAGCGTTTGAAGGATGTTGATAAGGCGAAGGCAAATACCTTTAAGAACAGCAAGACCAACAAGCGACTGTTTGCGGCAAGAAAGGCTATCTCTGCTGCAAGAAGGAAGATGAATAAGGCTAAGAAGCAAATGGATGGTACAAACGATGTTGCCAAACTGGTAGAGATTCGGAATACCAGAAAGGAGCTGCTTAAAACGTTGAACGGAATGGAGTAGCCTTCGGGCTACTTCACTCTAAAAAATGTTCTATATTTCCGAAAATAGGCATTGGCCAATTCATTTTTATGTTCTATATTTCTACAAACAGAAAAAGGGACTTGCTTCACAGCGAGTCCCTTTTTGATAGTCGTAAAATTCTAAATTCCAAATAAATTTTATTTTTAACAAAAAGATAAAAATCGTATTTTGAAAATTGAAGATGTTGGAGCGATGTTATCCGAGAGAAGTACCAGATACTTTATCTGGTTCATTTTTTGGTGTTGCCCAGCGTATGTAATCAGCCATGCTGTCATCCATGCGCTGCTGCTCACTCTTTGGATTCTCCTTCTTTTCCTTTCCCCAAAGGCGTCTGGTAATATCATCCAAACACCACTGCCAATCGTCTCGAAGAGTGATGACCTTGGAACTTGGCATGATGGTGACATCTGCCTTTGGTGGGTCAACATGCTTGGTGTTGCCATCCTTATCGGTCTCCTCCTTGGTACTGAGAGAGGCGAAAGGCACGTTATTGTCGTTAAGGAACTTCTCCACATCCTCCTTCTTGTTGTCGCAGAGAAGAATACAGACGGAAACCTTATTTTTCTTCAAGGTGGTGAGGGCTTCTTTCGCCTTGCCTACCATGGAGAGGTTGCCTTTATCATCTTTAGTAATGACGCAGGCTTCATGCACATTGATTGATTTACCCATGATTTAAAAGATTTAAAACGTTTTAAATGAAATGCGGAACAAAAATAAGGAGAAAATATGAAAAAGTAATGTTAAGTTGCGCAACTTATCACTAATAAGCGAGAAAAATGCGGTATTTTTGGCGAAAAATTGAGAATTATGGTTGACAATCATGTAATAAATGACATATCGAACTATGCAGAGCCTGGACCCGACTCACTTGAAGGAGTGAGTCGGGAGCGGTTTACGCAGAGCGAAAGCAATCTTCTGTTGCTGCAATGGGCTTGCCAATACTTCTATGATGGTGCAGAACTGAGAAAGAAGTGGAAGCGAGCGCAAGACTTCGTGATGGGAAGACAGTTGGAAGAGCTGATAGAATGGAACGGAAGAAAGATAACTATCCGGCAGTATATGGAACTGAAAGGTATGCCAATACTGGAATACGATGTAATCGGAGACAAACTTCTTTCGCTCGTAGGTCTTGTGCGCCAGCAGCGCAGTACAGCTACATGTAGTGCCGTGGATCCAAACGAGGAAGACTATATCAGTTTCTTCAATGAATATCTTCGTCAGAACGACAACTTGAACGACAGGCAAGAGTTAGATGCGAGAATGTTCTATTCCTTCTGTGTCTTCGCCTTTGTGGGCATGAAAACCTATTATGGCAGAAGGGATGGCAAGAATGGCATCTTTGACTATTCTGTAGACATCTTTAAGTTAGCTTTACCACCTTTCTTTAAGTATGACCTGAGCGATGTGGAATTTATTGCTGAGGCTCATGATTTGACTTGGCGAGAGATTATTGCTACCTTTACAAATGGAAGCAAGGAAGAGGCTAATAAACTCAGTGAGATCTATCTAAAGACGCAGCGCCATTTTGCGCCCGAACAGACTTATCACCCGACTGGTGAAGCCCAGTATGCCGGAATAGATGATTTCACCCATTCTTCAGTAGTAGGCAAGTACCGGGTATTGGAAATCTGGACAAAAGAAACCAGACCAGCCATCTGGGTGCATGACTGGGAGAGTGGAGATTGCGGCTATGCTTCTCCTGACCAGCGAGCCTTCTATGAGGAAAAGAAGCGTAAGATAGAGGAATCCAACATCATGAAAGATGAGAATGGCCTACCTGTGCTCGATGAGAATGGTGAGCCTATCTACTATGTAGACCCTTCTGAACTTAAGACCATCGAAATTAAGGATGAGGCTGAAACCTACTGGTTCAGAAGATACCTTACCCCGAATGGCTATCTGCTGGATGCCAGGGAATCGCCCTACTATGTGCTGAGAGACGGTTTCAGAACTTCCATCATGCCATATACCTTCGTGGCTTATCCTTGCCTGAATGGTGAGATAAGAAGTTTCTCTATGCGTGCCGAGAACAACCAGCGCACCTTGAACCATTATATGATGATGATTAACTTCATCGTAGCCAATGGTGCCAAGGGAACGATGCTTGTGGACGAGAATGCTCTGAGCGAGAAACAGAGCATCGATGAAATGCAGGTGAACTATACCAAGACGGATGGTTTTATCTTATGGAACTCCAAGAATGGAGGTAAACCACCTCAGACATTGGTCAACAAGAGTATTCCGGCAGGTGTTGACTTCATGGTGAACTTTGCCAAGACGATGGCAAGCGAGGGAACTGGTGTACAGGGTGCTCTTCAAGGACAGCACCGGAATACCAGCGGTAAGCAATATCAGTTGGAAAGAGAATCATCATCTACCACCATACAGGACTTTGTTGAGAGTTTCAACAACTTTAAGGTACGTGTGGCTAAGAAGAAACTTTACCTGATACAGGAATTTTGTACCGATGCTGACAGCGTGAAACTGACAGGTGATGAATTTGAAATTCACTTCAATTCAGAGACCATGAGGGATATGGATTTAGATGTTTCTATCGACTTGGATGCATACAGTCCACTTATCAGAGCTGCCAACAACGATATGGCTTGGAACTTCATGACCAGCGGTAAGATGGACCCATATACGATGCTTACGGTAGGGCAATTCCCTGGTACGAGCAGAATGAAGAAGTACTTCAAGGAACAGTTGGAGAAGCTACAAGCCATGCAAGCGCAGCAGCAAGCGAATGGCGAAATGCCTACAGCAGGAGTTGAACAACAGCAGACTGGTACGCCTGCAGCACATCTGAAAGATGTAAACGATGGAGCAAATGATTTGGCAGCTCTTCCTTCGGCAGCTATGTAGAAAAGAAGTTCTTAGGTAATTCATAATATTGAACGAAATGTTGTTCAGTTCTTAGATTAGATTATTTTATAGGTGTTTAATTTTTAAGGTAATTTGATTGTGAAGAGGAAGCCGTGATGGTCTCCTCTTCTTTTTGTTTAGTCAATACAATGTTTCTTCTTGTATATGCGTAACTTAAACATCGGGGTAGAAACTCGGTACATGTAGTATTCTTGCCATTGTTTCAACTTCTTTGCTCTAACCTTGTTGTCGGCATCGCAGCCGATGGCTCCCCACTTGGAAGGAGTGTAGTAGTAGGAGGCAGCCTTGATGTCTTCTACGTTCTTGAAGTAGCGTGTTGCCTTCCACTTGCCCATCTGGACTAATCTTCGATATGCGAGCATATTCTTTCTGTTAGGATCGTAGGTCATGATCGCAAAATCTTTATGCGACTGGTCGTAGAGCATGTAGAAGCGAGGCGCACCACATTCTTTATACTTGGCAATGGTTGCCTTGACTCCTTTTTGCCACATGCGTGTGGCACGGAAGAGTTCGATACGAGTGACGATAGGCTGGTAGATGGCTATGAGCATCTTACGCAGCAGGTTTGAATAACTTTGTTTCATTTTTCTTTTTACTTTTAATTATTAACTTATATGGACAGGCGATAGAATCGCCTGGAACGGTGACTATACAGGGGACGGATTATGCCGCTGGATAGATAGAGGTTAGCTGCCACCACCTATTCCGGCCAAATCAGCTACTACTGGTGGGCGGTTGCGGAGGCGTTCACGTTCTATCTCTGCCTTTGAACGGAATGGAACAATTTCCGGTGCTGGCATATCCTTTTCCACGTAGAGGGCAATGGCTCGCGCCATGACACGGTCATCATGCTTTCCGGCTATGGCTCCATAGCAATCGTTCTGCTTGTAATAGAGGAAGTAGGTACATTCGTCTATTGCCGCAAGTTCTCGCTCCATATAGCCAGAATCACGGATGATGCGGGCCATGGTCTTCACTACTGCCACCTTGGTTGCCTTGTTGGTATTGAATCCCCATTTCATTTCGATATTCTTCACCTTTTTCAGTTTGGACTGTGAAGCACTATAGAGATTATCGTATAGAGGCAGAAGGATAGGGAAGAACAGCTCTGACTGATTACCCTCAGTATTGTTCATGCGCGAGTAGGCGGTATTGTTCTCGATGACCAGATAAGCATCATTATAGAAATGGGCTAACTGGGCACAGCGCATAGCCAACTGATCGGCATCGCAGTGGCCATGCCACTCAGCTACGATTTCCGGTACACCACCATAGATTTCATCATAGCGGTCGAGGACTACAATATCTGAGAAGTCGGAGGTTTTATGAGAACCACCAATATCGCAGGCAACGATATACCGATGTCTGACAATCTCAGAGTTGTCTGGTCCAGCCCACACCTTCAATGGTCCGCCTGAACGCTCGATGAAGCGGATATTGTTCATGCAAGCATCATCGGCAGCATCATAAGAGTCACCTTCAATGTCACCCACCATGATAGGCTCAATACCCTTGCAGTCCTCTTCCATTTCCTTCAACTTGTATGGGTCGAAGACTGTAGTACCAGAGAAGAGGAAGGCTTCTACATCATCAGAAGGGAACTCCTGACGCATATCGTCAAGAGTCTCATACTCCTTGGACTTCTCAATATACCAATGGATGCCCTCTAAAGATGCGCCTTTACATTCGTAGAGCCACCAATAGTACTTACCATGACCTTGCTCGTCATTGCGATTCTTCCACAGCCAGATGGCGAAATCGGCACGTTCATCCTCGGAAGCAAATGGCAATATATATTTTTCAATTTCGAACCATGCCACGAAGACAGGCGTGTAAGCAGAGAGAGGCTTGCCATCCTTATCTACGGAGTTGGCAGCTACCCAAGCATCATGGAACTCATTTTCACGACCATTTGGGGTTGACTCTCGGACAATGAAGGTAAGAGGGTCTGGCTGGATGGATGAAGAAGCAGCCTTGATAACCTTTGCCGGGGTCCACTCTGTAGTATTCGGGAAGAAGGCTTCCTCGGTGATATGTGCGAGGGCAGCATCACCGGAACGACAGGACTCAGGGTTACGAGCCGAACCTGTCTGAATCTTGCAGGAACGAGGGATGAGGTACTTGATGTTCTGAATGGTTCCAGATGTCTTGATTTTGCGAGGGTCGTTCTTGAATGGTACACCAATGTCGTAGAAGAGCCATGTAGGAATGGCATTAATTAGCTTCTCATACATATCGAATACCTGTGTGGCAGATGAAGATTGGTGTCCAACGATATTACTATTCCAGTTTGTCTTCCAGAAGATCTGTAACCATGCCATGTAGATGTCGGTGAGGGTAGAACCACCCCATTGACGGCACTTCAAGAGAATGACACGTATATAGTGGTACTGACTGTGTAGGCGTAACTGTTCGAAGACCTTAGCTAGTTTGATCTGGGCATTGCGAAGAAGAAAAGGTATATCCTCACCACCATCCTTATTCTTGATTCGGGCGTAGGCGTAGGCGAAGAAATAGAAATCGTGCTTACAGCGCAGGCGGATGAGATACCGGAAAACTGCATCGCGAGCCTTCTCTTGGTCGAAGTCTGGCATGTACTTATCGCAAAAGGCCTCTATAGAACCACATTTGATGATGGCGCAGAACTTCTTTTCCTTCAACATTTCCACCGGTAGCCAGAGTTTCTTTCCATTCAGAAAATCAGTGATGACGCATTCGAATCGAAGTCCAGGGGCATTCTCTCCAGTAATGGGACGATAACTAGCGAGGAGACTTTTGAGTCTTCTCTTATCTTCTTCAAGAATCTCTTTGAGCTTCTTATCAGAAATCTGCTGCTGAGGTCGAACCTTTAAGGAGGATTTTGCTACTGGCATTCGTTATATATAATAATGTTAAGTGTAGAATGTTAAATGTTAAGTGTGTTGGCATGCCGGATAAATCTCTCTGCCTTAGCATAAATGAAACCTAAACAGAATAGGACTATGTGGAAGATACCAGCTATGTAAGGGAGAAGGAAACCTATAGCCATACCGAGCACCATCTGCCAGAAGTAGATGCGGTGATACCGATAATACCATTGCGCAGAGAATCCCATGAAGAAAGAAATCAATACGGATGCACCCAATACAGGTAATGCCGGATAGTATATGAACGACATCAACACGGAGCTGAGCCATGCAGCCAGTAAGCGATGGAAGCGAAACTGATGATGAACCATCAGTATGCACCAACCGTTGATACCCCAGTGTATAAAGTTGGCATGACCGAACATATAGGCGAAATGGGTGTATAATGGCGATGATGGAGACACAGCCAGCGAGGCATGAAGCGGAATGATGAAAGCCATCATGAGGATGATGAGAAGTGTAATATATAATGTACGCATAATGGAAGTGATTTATCGAGTTATGAATGATGTTTTCTTATTGCGGAAATAATGGTTTATTTTCATCTGTATGTAGCGTGGAGCCATACCCAAATTGGGCGCAGGAAGATTCAGGCATTCATACACAAGATTTTTTGTATTGTATTCCTTGTATTGATCCATTTGCCGGAGACGCAAGAAATCCTGATAGAAATCTTCAAAGAGTTTTTCTTTCATGGCTTGGTATTTGCCGAATTTAGGCTTATCCCCCTTGATGCGTTTACATACATACCGATAGGCTGTGCTATCGGCAAGATAATAGCAAGATGCAGGCATTTTGGCGATGTAATCGCATATCTTAGCCATGGTGGTAGGATATTCTACCATCCTCTTGGCCTTACGAAAGAGCAGATACATTTCTTGGTCTCTTTTAAGGTAAATTTCGGATATGGAATTTAGATGTTTCATACCAGCAAAATTAATTCGTCAAGATGCAGAACTTATCACAAAGTAATGCGAAATTTTCCTTAATTTAGCACACAAATATTAAAAATGAATATTTATGGCAAAAGAAACTATTGATAATCAGAAAGTTAAGTCAAAGCGAGATTCTTTCAGAGAGCGTCTTGCTCAGCGTTATCCGGACTTGAATATGGACGATGATGAGGCTGTTTATGGTCAACTTTCGACCGATTACGACCAGTATGACCAGAATAAGCAGAAAATGGATGACTTCAACAAAATGTTGCAGGACAACCCTCATGCTCCAAGTCTGGTGACAGGTCTTGTGACCAAGAAAAATGCCGATGGCAGCGACTTCAATTTTATCGATTTCATGATTGATGAGTTGGGTCAGGACTATGTTGATGCCATCAATGGTGACGAGAAGGCTAAGGCTCGTTTGAAGGCTAGTGAGAAAGAGAAACTTGAAGCCAGCGAGAAACTAGCAAAGGACAATGAGCAACTTGCTGCCAATATGGAGCTGGAAGATGCCGAACTTGACGCTGCTATTAAAGAAGCGAAATTGAAGCCTGAGGCGATTACCGATTTGATAGAATGGCTTTACAAGCGTAGCGATGATGGCGAGGATCACGATGATGATGGTTTCGTATGGCGTGCAGCTCGTTATGGCTTGAAGAAGGAAGACTTCTTGCGCCTCTTCCAGATAAAGGACTTCGACAAAGCTGTGGCTGATGCCGAGGAGCGAGGCTACAAGCGTGGTAAGAACGAGAAGATTGACCAGCAGAAACAACTGCATGATGGCAAGCAGGGCGGCAAGAAGAACATCAACATCGATGGAGGCGGTGGCGCACCTTCACTTCCAAAGGAAAAGAGCCGTACAGAACAGGTGTACAGCAAGATGATTGGAATGTAGAATTAGAAATTTATAATTAATAATTTTAAATGTATAGATTATGAAACAGTTTAAGAAATGGTTTGGTTTCATGATGGCGATGCTCGTCATGATTCTTAGTGGTGGAAGTTCTTATGCAATGGCTGAAAATCCTCCTGCTATTCCATCTGGTGAAGGTGGTGGTGGACCGACTGGTCCTACAGATGGCCCTGGTGGTGGTGGTACAGGTCCTAAATGGGCAGCTGCTAGTCAGGAGCAACAGGAAAAAATGGGAAATTGGGACTATTATGTCGCCCATGTCAACCCAACCGTGGTAGAAATGAAATTGGAGAGTTGCCCTATTGATCAGATACTTCGAGCTTCGAAACGAATGACTCCTGTTGACAGCAACCGCATCGAGTATTATTCCATTGGTCAGCGACCAATCAAAACCAAACTAACTGAGAAACTTGCTAAAACTACAAGTGGTGGCTCAGTGACATTTAAGGTAGAAAATCCTACTGTGTTTGGTATTGGTGACATTATTATGGTTAACGACATGTTGGGTTTTGATGATAATGGTACCGACAGAAGCAAGATGATTCCTCTGCAGTTGCGAGTTACGTCTGTTGACAACGATGGTAATCCAACCTGTTATGCACTGAATGGCAAAAAGAATGTATCACGTGGTAACAGAGATATACCGGAGGATATTGCTGCAGGAACAGTAGTGATGCGACTTGGTAGAGCCGCTGGAGAAAAGGAGGTTGAAACAGGTAGTTACTATTCTATGCCTGACAAGAGCTTCCAGTATTGCCAGCGATTCATCATGCAGGTAGAGGAATCTCTTATTGACCGTATGATGAAGACCCAGGTTCAGTGGGACTTCACCAGACAGGAGAAAATGGCGATGGATGATATGCGTCAGGGCCAGGAGTTGAGTGGTCTCTTTGGCTATCGTTCTCAGTCGAATGGTGGAAAGGATGTCGGTATGGTATACACTATGGGCGGCATCTTCTGGGAAGCTGGAAAGGATTTGCAGATAGGTCACTGGGAGCCAAAGATGCAAAGGAACGATAAAGGCGATCTTGTTCCTGTAACAACGAAGGTAAAGGTTACAAACTCTGATGGTGCATCTGAGGTTGTGAAGCAGGTATACGAGTATGTAATCAGCGAGAAAGAATTGACTCAGTTTATTGCTGCTATGTTGAAGGGTGCAGGTAACTCCAGCCGTACCAAACTCCTCTTTGTTGACAACTTGATTTATCAGGCATTTGCTAACCTTCGTTCTAATAAGCGTATCATTACCCAGACCGAAAAGGACTATCAGGGTTGGAAACTTGATTTTGAGAAGTTCGAGAGTATGGGTACTAAGATTCTGATTTATCGTCACGATGCTTTTAACTCCTGGGGTATGGATGGTAGAGCTTTCTGCCTGGATTCTCGTTATCTGGATAAGTATGTATTCGGCACATGGTCCAGAAATGAGTTTAACGCTAAGGATCTCTTGATTCGTAACACAGCAGGTGTTGTTATGGAGGAGTATAGCTGCTGGGTACTGACCTTCCCTGATGCTCATGCGCGTGTAGCCCGACCAGTCTTCACTGGTGATGGCGTGACAGATGAGCAGATTCGGGAGGCAGCGTAATCATCGTATAGGAAACTGATAGTTTTCTACATATATCAATCTTGGGGATAGTTGAGGCTAATGCAGCCTCGCTATCCCTTCACCATAAACACAAATAGATATGTATAGATTTGTAGCTAAGAGTATGCTCATCTTTGTTGTGACTCTGCCGAGCGGACTGATCAAGAACATTGAGTTTGAGCGGTGTGGCAACGATGCCTATTCGTACATTACGGATAACAAGCAGGTGGCAGAATGCATCAGGAAACATCCTCTTACGAAGTCAGGCCGTATCATTGATGAGAGCCAGCCGGAAGAGGAGCAGGTTCAACAACAAAATGAAGAGCAGGTGAAGGACGAGAATGCCCTTCATTTCGAGAACATCACCAAGGCCAAGAACTATCTCCAGAAGACCTATAAGGTGGATGCAAGGGAACTGAAATCACCTGAGAGTGTGAAGGAGAAGGCTAAAGAGCTGGGTGTGGTGATTGAGTTTTAGTTTATAATTTTTAGTTAATAGGTTTCTTGCTTATGGAAGTTCTTATGAGTGACCTTGTGAAGGAAATGCGCATAGCTATGGACGAAGTGATCCATGATGAGGTGAATGACATCATTACGGATGATTCGGACACGGAAATGAAGCAAGCCATTGAAACGGCAGCACAACAGATTCTGCTTCAAGCACCAGAAGCAATGTTAGCCCCTGTTATTGTGAAGGTATCTCTTGGTAATGAGCAGGATTATGATCCTATTATTACTCAGTTCACTGATGGGCATGGAGAGTTAACGATTCCAAGTGATTTTGTTCGCCTATATGAATTGAAACTTTTTAGTTGGCAATCTAGTGTGCGTGAACTTATGGATCCAACCAGCATGGAAGCTCAAATGCAAGCTAGCAGATGGACTAGGGGAACACCACAGAAGCCAAAAGCCATGTTAAGTGTGAACCAATATGGAAACCGTGTTATTGTATATTGGACTGCAGGACGCTATCTGAAGCCAATAAAAGGTACAAGTATAGATCAGGTTTATGACCATCGGATAGAACGTTTTTCATACATACCAATGGCTAGTATTGATAAAACAGATGATGGCGAGAAACTGGTAGCGGCTCTTCATCCATTAGCTAGGAAACATATTGTATACCGAGCTATTTCTGTTTTTTTAACATCGAAGAAGGAAGCAGACCTGGCAGAAAAATATATTAGTTTATCACAATTTTAAATTATAACATATGGGAAAAGGTGTATATGATACAAATTCTCCTCATTTCAAAGGTACATTCCTCACTATCTATGCAGTCAATCAAAAATATCCAGCAGGAGGCGTAGATGGTGATTGGTGCCTTATTAATGGATGGGCTCATTACTGGGATGCTGATCGTGGAACGTGGTGTGTAAACAGTCAACGAGATACATACTGGGATGAATTGTTTTCAGGAGTGAAGTTTAACACAGAGAACATCATGAAAAAGTATGAACATCTATTGTTTGATTTGTCAAAGAAAGCAAACACATCTGATGTGCAAGCCTCTTTAGAGGAGTTAAAAAAAGAAATTGGTGATAGAACGGTTGTTGAAGGTAATGTGACGAACTTACCTGATGAAGAAGATATTACATCTGGGATAAATGGAAGCGGTACAGATGTGCTATCATTAAAAGATCGTGTTTATAACCCTCTTTCTTTCTCAGGAAAAGGCTATAAAATCTTACGCAAGAATATAAAACTGGTATCACTGGCTGTAACAAAAATAATAGTAGGGAGTATTCCTACTGTAGATGGTGCAATTGTGTTTACCATAAATGGAGTTGAAGTAAGTGTTGATATGGTGACAGCAACCATGACATCAACCGATTTAGTTGCACAGAAAATTGCTGAAAAACTTACTGCGACAATGACAGAGTATGAAGTATCAGTAGATGCTTCACTCATAACTCTTACAAGAAAGTCTGGCGGCTCCGTAACTTCTTCTGCATTCTCTGCAAGCACTACTGGTGTTATGTGTACTATTACTGACAGTACCAAAAGAGAGTTCCGAAACATCCTAACACCAGCTATGATTAATCAGAGCAATACCATATATGAGATTAGGTATGATTTTGATTTAGATGGTGTGACTATCGAAATGCAGGAAGGATGTACTCTTAAGTTCAATGGAGGAAAAGTACATAATGGTAAAATCGTATTTAACAAAACAAATTTATCAGGTGATATAAAATGCTATACTCATATAGATGGAACATTGACTGATAAATTAGGAACAATTAATGTTTCATGGTTTAACCCATATATTAATGTGTTAAATACAGATTGTTCGCATATAATTAATGAAATATTCTTATTAGCATATAATCATGTTAATGCAAACAAGCAAGAAACTCCTATGACCATTTATTTTCCTCATGGAAGATATTATCTAGCTAAAGAGCTGGTTATTCCTACTAAAGTTGGTGTAGCGAGAAAGTTTTATTTATATGGAGACAACGTAGGAACTACTACAGAGTTAATAGCAGTTGGTAAAAGAAGAAGGTTTGTCATTGGAAAATCTGGTGGAGTTTCATCTGACGCAAATGAGCTAAATATAACAATGAGAAATTTAAGAATCGACGCTAACAATTTATGTGATTATGCGTGTTATTTGCCATTAACATCATTATCATATTTTGATAATTGCATCTTTTCTTCTGCAAATTTAGCAAACGTATATATGACCTATTCTTTCTCTAATACGTTTATAAATTGTACTTTTGCTGGATTTGATGTCAGACATCCTTGTGGATATAACTTTTATGGAGGTTATCAATGGACTAACGCTTTAACGTTTATAGGATGTAGATTTGAAGGTTGTGCTTACGTTGGTATAAGTATTTATTGCGGATATAATGTTAAAATTACGGGTTGTACAATAGAAGGTCACGATGCTTGCGGAATATATGTCAACAATGTAGATGGATTGAGTATTGATGGTAATTATTTTGAAGATAATGGAATCTCAAAAAACAATTTTGTTTCTAGAGAACAGCAAGGATTTCATTTCAAAAAAGTATTATATAATAACGTCCAATATAATGATTATAATTTCGAATGTCATGCTGATATTGTATTAAATGATGCTATGCTTCCGTTTAATAATTATTCAGAACATTGTCAGAAATTCGATGTAAGTAACATTTATAATGGTACTGTTTATGATGATAAACTAAAAGAGTTGTTTAATAATGTTGCTTGTGTAAGTAGCAAATTAGACCAATTCGTGCAAGGAATACATCCATTTGAGCATACAAATGCTATTGAAAATACTAGAAGACCAATATTTATAACAAATAATTCTACTCAAAGAATATCTGGAAAATTATATGAGAATGATTGTTTTGTTTTTTCTACTAAAACGGAAGGTATCACGTTAATGAATAATACTTTGACAAGTATTGGACTAGATGGGGATATGGGATATGCCTATGATGATTTTGAATCAGAAGTATTGATAATAAGTTTACTTGAATCATCCTTTCCACATCAAGGAATAACCATGATTGGAAATATGAGTCAAAATAAGACTAAAAATACATTTAAACTTTTGTCAATTAAAAATTTTAACATACTTAGTTATTTTGTAAGTGATATATTTAATACATCTGCATTAGATGAAAAAGGTGATGCCTCTATTAAATTATATAACATATCGTCAAAAACTAATGTAAAGATAAATGACAATAGTTTTAAAATCGAATTGTCAAAAGGTAATGATTTTGAATTTAACATAAAGTCATTGTTAAATCCTGTTATCTCACATGGTGAATTGATAAGCGTAAGATTTAAATGCGAGCCATTAACAAGTACTCCTATAACGATAATTTATAAGGAAACAGAAAAAACTATAATTGCTAAAAAAGGAGTTATATATAATATGGCTATTGTTAGTACAAAAGATGATGTGGATAGTTTTAGTTTAACTTTTAAAGGAATTGCAAGCGAAGACAATCAGGTTTTAGTTACTTTATTAGAAATTAAAACGCAAACAACTGATTATTATATGCATACAGATTATTGTACACAAGACTTAGCAAACATCAACTCACATATTATTTTGGAGGATAATAAAGAAGTAAAAATTTATTTTGGAAAAGAAAAGAAGTCTCCGTTTGAGAGGCTTTATTATGACTCAACTAATAAGGAGTTAGGTAGGAAACAATACAATGGTACAGCTTTAACAGGGTATCTATCTTATGATGCTATAGGCAAGAAAGTTAGAGTTTTTGATAATGGATATAAAGATTGTTTTGGTAATGATATAAATGCCAAAAAAACTGGAAATTCGGCTTCAAGACCTGCAAATGTGAAATTTGGTTTCATCTACAAGAATACAGAAACTAACAAATGGGAAATATTCAACGGTTCTTCCTGGGAGAATTTGGATGGAACACAGATAACAGATGTATAAATAAAACAAATTGAACTCTAAGTCGCTGACTTTATAAATTAAAAATAAGACAATATGAAGAATAAACAATTACATGAGGCACTGGCCTTCTTACCAAACTTTCATCGGCAAGGGACAATCCCTTGCTTATGGATAACTACGTGGTGAAAGCCTTGCGCACGGTTCTTTTGAATTTCAAGGAATCGGGCGAGCTTCACGAAGCATACAAGGAGCAGATACAATCCACCATGGAGAGTGACAATCCTTGGATAGGTATGCTGATGAAATCGATTGGCGGTGATGCCTCTGTCAAAGAGAGCATGACCGATGAAGTCATCAAAGGGATGGTAAACTCTATGTTAGGAGAATAAGCTATGAAGGATTGGACTGGAAATGGAAAGAGTACGTTCGTAACCTTGGGAGCATCCAACCACACGGACAAGGAGCGTGAGAGCAATGACTTTTACGCTACCGATCCTATAGCTATCGACAAACTAGTGAAAGCTATACATCTTCCTCATAAGATTTGGGAGTGTGCTTGTGGTACTGGGTGTTTATCTGACAGATTGAAAGACTTTGAGTATGATGTTATCTCCACTGACCTTGTGGATAGAGGCTATGGGGGGGCAAGCGATTTTTTGGTAACCACCGAACTTCCGAGCGATTGTATTTGCATCCTTACCAATCCGCCATACAAGTATGCCCTGGATTTCATCAAGCACAGTTTGGAACTCCTTCCTGATGAAGGTCTTTGTGTCATGTTCTTGAAGACTACTTTTCTAGAAGGACAAAAGAGGTATGATGAGCTATTTAGCAAGCATCCACCTCAGTACGTTCTTCAATTCTCCCGAAGAGTGCTTTGCGCCAAGAACGGAGAGTTTCAGAGGATGAAGGACGGAGGAGGCAGCGCTGTAAGCTATGCTTGGTTCGTTTGGAAGAAAGGTTATCATGGTGATACTGTCATCAAGTGGATATAATATAATAAGGTGTAACTCTTGATAGGGCTACACCTTATTTTATATATGATGAATTTGCGATTGTTGCTTATAGATTGTTACTTTATCAAAGCTTAACTTTAAAATTTTGTTCAAAATGAATTGATTTGAGCAAAAAATTGTAATTTTGCCACAGATTTTAATTTTATCAAGAACGTAGAACAATTAACTATAGACAAAAGGAGGTTTTTCAATGACACAAGAACAAGAAGCCGAAGTCCAACGGTTGATAAAGGATGTAGATGTTACTGAACTGATGGGAATGCTTATGAAGCATGGCAACAGATATTCCAGGAGGATCTTGAAGTTTTTCCGATGGTACTGCAAGTATATGCCAGTCAGCCTTATGTGCTTTCACGCTTATGGGATTTGGGATTTTAGCCAGCATCCTCGTGAAATGTTTATTCCTTATGAAGAGAATTTTCCCTGTTACCTTTTCATTTATTTTATGGTCTATATTCTTCCGATGGTGACTATTCTGGCAAGTAGATTTTTCTTTTTGTGCTGGTGGTATAGAATACCTTTCTTCTACTTTTTTGGTATCAATGCAGCTCACATTGTTGAGTGTAACTGGTATACCACTAAATCTATGGTAGATTCTTGCTATACGGTGATGGCTGTAACAGCTATGTTCTATCTGTATGCTTTTGCAGATATGATTATCAATAGAACGAAGATAGGAAGGAAAATTTGCAAATAATAAAGAAATACGGAGATAATAAGAGAAAAACAGCGAATTATGAAGAAAGTACTGAATTATGATACCCTGGGATGGGCATTGAAATCATTGAGTGATGCATGCTTTAAGGCTGCAGAGCAGCAGAAGAATGGGGAGAAGATTACGGCTTGTGGAATGACCGATGATGATTTGGACAATCTTTGTGAGCAGATTCCTGACATGCTGAACCCTTATATGACTGCCGGGCAGGTAAAGAAGGAGGCTCATATCAGCGAATCTACTCTAAGAAGGGCCATTGCAGATGGGGAGCTGGAGAGTGTAGGGAACGCTGGGGACCATTCTCATTTCTTCAAGAAATGGGACGTTAAGGCGTTTATCAAGAAAAGATTGAAAAGAAACAAGAACTAAGCCCTATCGCAACACGGATAAGCGATATGAATATGGTAACATTTTTATTTGTAGAGTGTGCTATCATTATAATGTTGAGCGTTTCGTTTAATATTTTTGTTTGGTGGACAGGAGATTATAAACGCAAGAAGTGGTTGTTTGCGTGGCTAACATTTATCAATGTGATAGCGATTGCTGGAACCATCATCACTTATTTTATGGGTAAATAACAGAATAATGAAGAGAAGCTGATGAGGCTTCTCTTTTTTGATATGGGTCTATGTCACCTTAAATCTTTGGAAATCAGCTACTAAAAGAATGTTTAAGAGAGTTATGAAACATGTAGATATTTTGGGATAACTTTGCTGCCGTAATCGATTACATGTGTGAATAAACAAAATGTACAACTTTTATTTCTTTAGGAATTATGGCAGAAGAAGTAATTAAGACTACCTCTTGTTGCAACGATGCAATGATGGGTGGTTTGCTTGGAGCGATGGCAAATCGTGACAACAATCCTTTGGCAATGGCGGCTATGATGCGAGACCGTGACGATGCCGACATGTGGAACAATCCATTTGCCTACATGATGATGATGGGCGTGATGAAGTGGATGTATGGCGACAACTGGAACAATCGTGACAATGGCGCAGACGTGCAGCGTGCAGAGATTCAGAGTCAAATCGAGAGTTTGCGCAACCAGATGGCAGACAACCAGAACAGCAACTTGCTGATGGGTGCCATCCAGGGTAACGGCAACGACCTTAAGATGTTGGCAAGCAATCTGAACTGTGACTTCAACGCCTTGCAGAACTCTATCTGTGGCATCCAGGCTGGCATCCAACAGCTTGGTGGTCAGGTAGGATTCTCGGCAGAGCGAGTAATCAACGCCATTTCGCAGGGTAACTTGCAGATGACAATTGCGCTTAAGGATTGCTGCTGCCAGACTCAGCAGAACATCATCAAGATGGGGTACGACAACCAGCTTGGTCAGAAGGACATCGTTAACCAGATGCAGCAGGGCTTTAGCTATACCAACACAGGTATAGAAAGAGCAGCTTCGAATCTCGGTTTCCAGCTGCAGCAAGACAAGTGTGACGTCATCCGTGCAGGTGAGAACAACACCCAGCGCATCATCGACACCTTGACAGGGCATTGGAGCCAGGAGCAAGCTAACGAGATTCAGGACCTGAAGTTTAAGAACTCTCAGTTGCAGCAGAACATCTACCTTGCCAATCTGATGAATGGCGGTTGCGGATGTGGCGCAGGTGTAGCAGGTGGCTATCAGTAAAAAAGTAAAGAATGAAACAGAAGCGTAGTGGTATGAACAAGATTTCTCCAGTTGGTTTGGCTACTACAGCATTGGTAGCCAACCAAGTATCAGTTTTAGCTACTTACAATGAGAAGCTTTGCAGACCTTATTGCGTGAATGGCAGCGTGCAGCCACAGGCAAGCATAACTTACAGTTATGAGCAGCCTATCCTGAACGGTACAACGGTGTTTGTGCCTATCGTGGCGACAATCTCCATCATTTCGCCTGTAACAGGCAACAAAAACATGATGAGAGCGCAGCCTTTGATTTACACGGAAAGATGGGTAGCAGCCTTCCAAGGGCAGACAGCACTGCCAACGGCTGTGACCATCGCCAGTGTGGGTAGAACGCAAAAGGCTAACGATGTGGTATGCGGAAAGGCTAGAGGCCTGAGCATATTTGACAGTCTGACCGTAGCATTGACTACTGCTTAGTATCATTATAGAGGGAAATGGTGGATGGTGTGTAAGCCATCGTTTCCCTCGCATTATCCATTTAAAACGATACGATTATGATATTCAGAGACTTGAAGGCTGGATTTCCAATCTATCTATTTGATAGAGCCAGCAGAAAATTTAAACAAGGTAAGGTGACGACCAATCCATGCCCTGACTTTGAGAATGGCAAGCAGAACGTAATGGCTGCTATGCCTGGAATGCCGAATTATGGGGCAAGGAACGTGAAAGTAAACGTGCAAACTGAGGATGGCAAGCAGTCTATCTACTCGGTTGTAGATACTGAGCAAACAGCATACAGCGACACCCTTGTAATATCCTGTAGCAAGGAGAGTATCATCAACGAGGTGAACGCATTGAAGAACCAAGCCAACGACATCATCAATAAGATGCCAGACTTCGAGCAGACCGTAAAGGACTGTGATCAACTTCTCTCAGAGTTGGACACATCATTTCGTGACCAGCAGAGAACAAATCAGCGACTCGACAACATGGAAAACAAGTTGGACGAGATTTTCAAATACGTCAAATCACAAAAACAAGAATGATATGAACTTAGTAGAACTTATCACAAAATATCAGAGTGACGCCACACCGGAGCAGATGGTGAAGGTAACCAAGATCATCGGCAAGTTTGTGGCTATGCACGCTACGGAAGAAGACCTCCTGAAACTCTACAAGGAGATTTATGGGGTTGTGGGTAACGGCCACTTCAACGACTTCTTTGCTGAGGCTCAGATCAAGAAGATGGTGTTTGAGGATGACAAGGAGGTAGAGCATCGTGCTCCTTACTATACCATGGCCAAGACGCAGGAAATCTATGAGACGGTGAAGGACGAAATCCGGCCATATAACCAATGGGATTTTGCCGTGGTTCTGAACATGATCTACTCTGACAACTATAATCTGATGAAAAAGTGGTTCCCGGAGGACAGCGAAGAGCAGTTGATGGATAAAATGGTGGATCTTGCCGTAAACTGGCTGAGGGATGATGATAACCCTTATGGCCATTGTAAGGCTTGGGGGTACTTCAATCACTAAATTATTTCCATAATGACCTAAGATATATAAAAGAAAACTATCAGAAGAAGAGAATGCAGGCAGAAAATGGGCTTGTGTTCTCTTTTTTCGTATGAAGTTGCGCAACTTATCACAGAGAACTGGGAATGATGGCTTATATTTGCATCGTTTCCATAACGGAGTGGGGACGGATAAATGAAAAAGAAAATGAATGATATTCGAGGTTACTTAATTGGGACGATATGGACTTTTCTGAGTCTGCTGGTTCCCATCAGGGATTTTATGATTGCCATGATGGTATTATTTGGGCTGAATCTGGTGTTTGGCATCGTGGCCGCAGTGTTCAACGGCGAAGAATGGAGCTGGAAGAAATTCGGTATGTTCTTTGTCTGTTGTGCGGTGTTCTTTGTGACGGTGGCAGCTCTGTTCATTATCGGTCACTTTCTTCACTCGGACACAGAGGCCTTGTTTTGCGTGAAGTGGGTGTGTATTGCAGCTACTTACCTGTTTGTTACCAATATCCTGAAGAATCTGAGGCGGATGCTGGTTGCTGAGACACCTTTCTACAAACTGGTGGACTATGCCTATTATGCACTGACTCTAGGATTCGTAGAGAAATTCCCGATGTTTAAGAAGTATCAAGAATATAAAAACAATAAAGAAAATGGAAATGAAAATGAAGGAAATCAGATTAGAGCAGTTGCTGATGGCAATGCCTAACGCAGGGAAGAGGGCAGAGAAGTTTCTGCCATGCCTGAACCGATTTGCCGAGGAGTTTGAAATAAACACGCCTTTGAGATGGGCGCACTACTTGGCTCAGATTGCCCATGAGAGTGGTGAACTGAGATATACCAAGGAGATTGCCAGCGGAAAGGCGTATGAGGGAAGAAAAGACCTTGGTAACACCCATAAGGGTGATGGCGTAAGGTTTAAGGGGCGTGGGCTGATCCAGATAACAGGGCGAGCCAACTACAGCAAGTATGCCGGATATTGTGGCTATGATGTAGTGAAGAAGCCCTACCTCTTGGAGCAGCCTCTTGGTGCGACACGTTCCTCGATGTGGATATTCGATACCTTCGGTTGCAACGAATTGGCAGACGAGGATAATCTGAAAGCAATTAGACGGAAAATTAACGGTGGCTACAATGGACTGGACAAATGCGAGGAGTATTTGAAAAGGTCAAAGCGAGCACTCAATATCTCATAGCTTATGAAATCGAAACATTTAATTATCTACCTGTTCGTTTGGATAGCGTATTTCTCAATGTTGTTTCTGACGAGTTGTAAGACGAAGACTGTGACGCAGGAACATTATATTACGGACCAAACAAAGACCAAAAGTTCGGATGCCTCCTGGCAGGAGCGATTTGTCTCTGCTTTTGAGCAGATGGCAAATAGCAGGAGCCAGGAGCACGAAACATCTGTCAAGGAAACTACACATACAAAGGATAGTACTTCAACCACTGTAGACCAGAATGGAAAGCCTATCAAGACAGAGTCATGGCACTCTGTTGTGACCAACAGGAACACAAAAGAGGTGCTGAGGCTAAAGGATTCCATTAACATCATATCTAAGAAGGTAGATAAATATCAACTTCTTATGGTTAAAAAAGATTCGCTGATTCGGTTAAAGCAAGACTCTATTAACATTATGAGGCGAGAACTAACCAAGAATGAGCAGCGACTTGTGACTATAGGGAAGGTAAGTCTTGGCGCGATAATAGGTATTATCATGGCCATCACAACAGGTATTCTTGTTTGGTTGTGGCATAGAAAGAAATAAGGCTTATGAAAACGATAACTATAAAAATAGTGAAAAAGAGCGTGATGAGCGTGGTAGAAGGACTATCTGCCACCATTGCGCAGCATAACCCGGAAGTGGACTTCCAAAGCGTATGGGCCAGTGATGCAGAAGAGGCTAAACTGGATATATACTATAGGGAGGCGATAACCGACTTAGAGAATTTTCTTGCGAGGTTTTCTTCTTCGACCACACAGAAGTTTGATTTGCAGGCTCTGGCTGATGATTTCTCTATCAATATAGTGACACTTGCTTCTTGGCCGCCAAGGTTAAGTGGTGTGCTGAGCAATCAGATTCAGAACTATCTTGTGCATGCAATCATTGCCGGGTGGCTGAGCGATTTCCCGGATATGGCTCATACGGACTATGCCAGTATGGGAGCGAGTGACCTTGATGCCATTAAGGAGATTTTGTTAAAGAAAGACTTTAGCTTTACTGAGGCTGAAAGAAAAGCCGATGATACAACGAAAGAAGGCTCTTCTGCCAGTGATACATCAGTCAGAGCTGTGGACCTTAACGAAAAGGCAGGTTCTTCTCCTATGGCTTCGGCAAGAAGTGGGGATGAAATAGGTAAGCAGAAGAATGCGCAGGCAACTGCCGGGCGGTCTGTAGATGCTGAGGCTAAAAGTCAGAATGAACTGGATGCTGAGGCTCGAAATGTGGACGAAGTAGATAAGGATGGCCAGAGTGGACCGAAAGGGTCTGAGCGCAATCAGGACTTCGTTTCGCAGCATTTTCATCAGGATCGTGTAGACTGGAGCGGAGGCATGCCACCTTATGAACTGAGGTAGATTTATTAATCATCTAAATATTTCGAAATATGGATAGTAAACTAATTACTTTGAACTTTAGCATGGAGCAGGTATGTAATGACATATTGGCCCGATGCTATGTGTTGAGCCAGGGACTGGTGGATGATGCGCAGAAGGACATCAGAGCCACTATCGAAAGCCCTGACAGTAAAGAGACTCGCAGTATTATTAATCGTGCTGTAACGGAAGCTATCGGTAATATCAAGGTTGCAGCTCAGCGTTATCTGACCTCAGGTAGAGTTGAGGATAACAACAATCTGGAGCGACTTGTGAAGGGTACGAAGAAGTATGTGTACACCGATAACAACAACGGCACATGGACTGAGGTTGTGACCACAAGCATCATCGGCCAGGAAGATGAGGAAGTGACTTCTACCGTAACCAAGGCTGGCGTAGACCGGGAGGAAAGTATCTATGAGACTGTTACCCTGAAACTGGAGATTCCGAACTGGAACGTGGCTGTGACGGATGCGCTTAAGAGCAATATGCATCGGTATATGGTTGACTATACGATGAGTCAATTTTTGCAGGATCAGTATGCAGACAAGGCTGGACAGTATGGGGAGAGTGCTACAGCAGACTTCAATAATATGAAGAGCAACCTGTTAAGCCGGGATAACTATACTTTGAGACGGACGAGCTTTACTTAATGAAACTTTTTTTCCTTCTTTCGTTTTAGGTGTGTTTATGGAAAGAGCCTTCGCTTCGGGATAACTCCTGATTTGCGAAGGCTCTTGTTTTTTTGACATGGCTTAGAAAGCCATGGAATGGTGGTTTTACTGTTAGAACTTGCTGAAACGCCTGATGATTTCGAGGCGCGTATCAAAGTATTGGTTCATTGATTTCATCTTCAGGTATAGGGCGATGCGGAAGAAACGATAGCTGTGAGTAGCCATGTAGCTGGACTTCATGCCGCCCAAGCGACCGATGTAATGCCAATTCTGATTATCATTGCTACCATATAACCACATGATTGGTATGCTGCCAGACGTGAGGGAATGGATATAGCCTGTAATGGAATCAGGTACATTATCTTCATCGAACTTCAAAGTACGAGTAACTATGATACCATGATACTCTGTTGGATCTTCGTAATCGTGCCCCTTATCAAGCACCATCACGCTGCCATCCCTATATTGTATGTAGGGGTGTGGGTAGGAATTGATAGCCGTAAGCACATTTTGTATAAGAAAAGTGCTCCAGGCATTATCCTTGATAGAATAGCAGAGGGCCACCGTATCAGCCGTAGAGGCCCTACTCGTCTGCGTAACATCCAGGCATAAGATGCGAGAGTTTTTGTAATCGTAGATAACCTGACAATGCTGGAAGAACTCTATTGGCGATGAAGTAAAATCTATGAGTTGACGCATCTGAGCCTTGATTGTCTTGACGGATTCGCTATCCCCTTCTGCATCAACGAAGAAGTTGAGGAACTTGCCTAAGCTACCGGAAATGTTGAAGCCGGGACCATCTAAGACATCGGACATGGAAACCACTTGTGACTCTGCTATGCGACTGAGGGAGCGGTTTGTGGCGAAGATAACAGACTGGTCTAACTGTGTGATAGACTTCGGATTGCTACAAACCTCACGACTAATTGGGTGGATGCTGCTATAAGTGCCTTTGGAAGAGACTTCCATCGCCCAGATACCATCGGTAGAGAATGCCATTAATGGATACTGACCAAACTGTCCCTGAGAGAGCGCACGCGTGGTGGAGGCAATTCCCTGTATGGTTCCGATACCCACGGTGTTGATGCCGTTAAGAGGGAAAAAGAAGGGATTGTCGGACTCGGATGTGTAAATCTTTGACGGCATATAAACGACATTATCAACGGAGTAAGTAAATTCACTAACCTCATATTTACTGTAATCAGATGTAAAGAAACTGAGATGCATGGCTCCATTGAGTTCTGCACACTCGGTGAGAGGGAAGGAGTAGATATGCGAAGAGGCTTCACCGCCGGTATTTATTAAAGTGCAGAAGAACACCATCTTTGTAGCGCGAGAGTCTGGATAGAATTTCATAGAGTTGAACAAGCCAGCTCTGTTTATATTCCATATTGATACACTCTTCTCTACAATCTTCTGGCCTTCGGTAGTTTCTATAACCGTAACGATTTTGTTTATACCAAGGGATTTTTCAGAACTATCGAGATTTACGAAGAAGCGGCAGCCCTCAGTGAACATAGAAAGTCCAAAACCATCAAAAAGAGTCTCGGATATTCCGTAGACATTAAGTCGGTGATTGTAGACGTAAGCTCCTTCAGCGGCTATAAGATTGTGACTTTTGTAGTCGTCCTTCATCTGCTGCTGTAGCGAAACGTTGGCTATTACTGATTTGTCAACAGGCAGGTTTGTGCTAACAGCCGGAAAGTTACTGATGCTTTCCAAATCGAGCGATGCGATTTTGAAGAAGGAAGATGTATTACGTATTTTCTGGCAATAGTTTTCATCTGTCAGTGATGGTATCTCAGCAAGAGACACGTTGTGAAATCCGCCTTTATAAATATATGCACCACTTGATGGCGCATACGAAATAATCCAGTCCTGATCAGGGCACACGTTTCGCATTGTATAGTCGACAGTCTTCAACACAAACTTATTAATACGCTGAGAGCTGTCTGTCTTGGTAATGGGCGGTGTGATATACACATCTATGGACCGAACAATGTTTTTCCATTTCTGCAGCTCGCTAAAGACATCTCTCTGGCAAGCATACATTAAAGCGACATTACGAGGCTGATACATTAGGACGTTATTGCTTGCAGTAAAAGAATATTCCTTTCCGTAAGCATCTTTTCTGTTATACTTTAATGTGTCTGTATACAACTGAACCTTTGATGCGCTCACCACTCTTCCAAAGTCGTCGTACTTTACGTCGCTGGCATCAATAGCAGTATCATCATTTCGTGGTGTTTTCGTGCCAGCCCACGACACGACATTCATGTTATATACCCTGTAATTGTTTGGTATGAGTACGGGCATAAGAATGGGAGCAGAGTGCAGAATTGTGGATCCGTCATATAGACGATAACAATAACGTACCATAAAATTGGCATAGAAACGTCCGTTCTTTGCGATGAGGCTGTTTGTACGATTGATAAGTGCCCAAATGCTTTCGGTTAATTCAGCCTGTTTCTCCAGTTTAACGTCAGCAACGGCATCTCCAGGTTTATACGCTTTGCTTTCTACAATATTCAAGAGATTGCTTACATTCTCCGTTGATACCTGGAAAGCAACCGTAAATCCATCTGCCGAACCTGTAATATCGATTCCACCTGTTTCGTAATTTTCGGGTTGGTCTTCTCTACTGAGAGAAAAAAGAATCCTCATAAATGGCGGCTTTTGTCCCAAGTATTCGTATTTATCTTTGAGCCATACAGCATAGTGTATGCCATCGGTAGCCACGATGATGAGCGTGTTGCCGATGGAGTTGATAGAGATCACGGTGGATTCGTAGTCGAAGGACTTGATAGGTGTGGACGAGCCTAAGGTGCCATCCTGCATGAACCAATAAATGGAGGATGAGGCTATGGCTATGAGGTGGTGGTAACTGCCAGTTTCGTGTACATAAAGAATCTTAGCCACTACACCATTAATGGTGAGTGGCTGAGAGAGGGGTGTTCCTGTGACAATAGAAGGGCGCAATGCGCCATCATGCAGCTCAAGATTGCCGCAGAGGGATAGCGCACCATTTTCTACTGCCATTTCATCAGGAGTTAGGCTGAGGCCTTTGTATCTAATTGATTGTTGCATATTTCTTAATGTTTAATATTTTATTATCGACAATGCTCGCTGTCGGCCCTATTGACGATTGCTAAGGCTGGACAACTGACGCCATCTACATTGAGATTGATGGTTTCATTAGCCGTAACCAGTTCTATCAGCTTAGTACCAGCCGGGATATTCGGTATATAGCTAAGCAAGAAACTGACGGTAGAAACATTACTGGCATGGAGCTGCCCCTTACGGCCAGACAGTTTGATGCATACATCTTTAGCTTCTAACTCTGGTGTGGACTTGATGACATACATCTGCTTACTTGGATTATAGAAACAGAAACAAATCTTATCACCCGGATGGAGATCCAGCAGTTTGCAAGGACTAGACCTTAGAGTGATACGCCCATTCAGATTAAGGGCAAGTCCTCGCTTCTGAACGCGAGGACGATTGAGAATAATGACATCATTTGTTAGCTTCATGATCTGTAGGTTTGTGGAGCCAGAAACGGAAATAATCGTTTTCGGCATCCTGGTTGCGTACTTTTACATATTCTCTGGTAACATAAAAATGCTTCTTGCTGAGAGTAGGGTTGAGGTTGTAATCATTCAACATCATGGCTGGCTCAACTCTGCCATCGAAGGAAATCTCGTACCAGTAGCGATGGAGAAAGAACCATGGACGAAGACGGACCTCCTGAATGGTGGTGTAATTACTCTTGTCTGCCCGGCACGGTACGATGCTCCAGCTACCATCCTGCCAATGCTCTGTGGTCACTTCTCCACCTGGTGCCATTTCATGTTTCTTGATGATGGACTTTTGTATTTTGACGAGAAGGCAAACATCAGCCGTGAAAACTTTAGCCATCTTGCCATGGCAGAGCATGACGAAGCGGCCTTTCTTATCAGGAAGTAGGCTACGCTGTTTGCCCGGCTTATTGATGACACAGACGGTGGAGAGGAACTTATGTCGAGCCATGGAGAGAAAATCGGGCAGTTTCGCCTTGGCGTGCATGCGGTCGATGACCTTCTGAACCTTTTTGAAGTTTTTCTCTGCCTGAGTCTCATGAATAGTGACAGGAGATAGAGGTAACTGACCATTTCCCTTTTGCTCACGAATCTTCTTAACGTTTTCACGAACCTGCTTCTTAGAAGGTATTTCCAGAAGATGACCCGTTTTTTTATCAAGTCTATATCTTGTTTTTTGATTATCCATAATGAGTAGTCTTTAAATGTTGCCAGAGTTGAGGCAAATGATTTCGAAATGATGATTCTCGCAGATGTCGTTGCCGTTGGCCATACGATGATTGAAGGAGCAAGGGATATGCTTGTTGTACAGATCACACTGGAAGCAATGTTCAGGCACTTCTTCCTGTTCTTTGCTGTCATCAGTTGCAGGCATCTTACTTGGTACTGCCCTGACAACACGGCCAAAGTGGTCATAAAGTTGACCGGGAACGATACAGGTTGCCTCACGGAGAGATGGGAGATTGTAACCCATCTGACGGATAAACCAGAGGCGTAGGTAAATGATTAAACGTTTCAACTTCTTCATATATGATTGATGTTATATATTAATAATGTGGGTAAAGGTACGAGAAAAATGAGGATAAAAAGTGATAACTTGCGCAACTTAGCTTGTTGAGAACCAACTTGCGCAAGAGTTGTCAGTGATTACTCGGTTTTACCGTCCTTCTCTTTCTGCTTGTTATCAGTGGAAGGCTCATGCTCGAAGACATCAAAAATCTTTGTCTCGCTGAGGCTCTTCAACTCATAGTCGATCATGGTCTTTCCCATGACCTCATCTACATAACGCTTGGCACGCTCGATGCTCTTGGCTTGGATAAGATAGTTGACATAGGTACGCTTCTCCTTATCCTTCTTTTCATCAATGGTGATGAAAGCCAAACGAGCCTTGAACCAAAGATCATCGTCATCAATATCAGAGAAGAAAATCTCGTTGTAGTTGGCAGGGTTGATGTTGGCAATCTTAAGTTCACCAGATACATAGACTGCCATGTTATCGATGATGCTTGCTTCTGCCTCGGTGAAGGAGAGGGCATCAACAACATACAGCTCGTTTACCAATTTCTCGCTTCCATCCTCCTGAGTCTTCTCATAGCGCACCTTGCACTCGAACCATGTGCTTGTACGAGAGCGGAGGGAAGAACCATTACCTGTACCAATGAAGGACACCTTTGTCTGATTCTGAGGCTTGTCTTGTGTCTTAGCCTCTTCCTGAGGTTTTTTTTCTGTCTTGTTCATAATCTTAAGAATTTAAATTGTTATTAATAATTTTGTCTATCTCTTCCTGAGGTAGCTGTTTTCCGTCTTTGCCAAGATATTCCTTGCAGATGAAATACATTGTGCCAGGATGGTCGGGATGGCGGTAGTGGTCATTCAACTCTATATTGGCAAGCTGTTCATCCGAGGTATTAAAGATAGAACGAGCCTGATGTGCTCTTGGCATACGTTCCATGACGTGATACTGGATGATGTAGCCATCTTTCTTTATCTGCTCGTCTTTGAGACGTATGAGCATCTTATCTATCTTGGCTTCTTTCTCCTTGATGGTCTTGAAGAGGGAGTTGACCAGCTCCTTGTCGGGCTGTAGCTTCTTCTTCTCTTGGAAATATTGGATGGTTGAGGCTCTAAGTTCTGCCACCAGCAGGAAGAATGTGCCGTTGTCGTTCTGAGGGACATCATTTCCGTCTGCCTTCATGATGATGCCATCGACACGCTTTTCAAGTTCGATGGACTGGCGAAGCATCTTCTTATCGCGGTGTGCCCAATATTCCTTTTCCGTTGTTCGCATAGCTGAAACCAGCTTGCGAAAGGATAATACTGATTCTTCACTCATATCTTATTTGATACCTAAAGTTTGTTTGACTTTCCTGATGCGTTCCTGCTCCTTGGGGAGGAGGTTGCCTTTTTCGTCTATTCGGCAGAGGAGGCTGAGATTTGGCTTAATGGTAATCCACTTATGAAGACCATCGTGCTCACGCTTTATCTGTCGAAGTTGGGCTTCTTGCAGTCTTTCGTGCAAATGCTGCTCATGACGAAGTTTACTGATTTCGTTCTGTATTCTGTCCATTGGCATATTCTTCTTCTGATGGGCATTTAATGTATAATGAATCCCATTGGTCTCTACCTACAAATTCAAGTGCTTTATCTACATCTTCAACACAAACAAAATCTAAGTCCATTTTGTTTGGCATATTGCTAATAAATGTATAGCCTCTAGCACATGATTGCATGTATTCCTTAAAATGCTTCTTCTCTTCTGGGGAGAGGTAGGAAGGACGACTGACAAGACGTTCCTCAAAGAACTCAAATGCTTTCGCATTATCATCATTAATTTTCTTTGCGCTTGATTTGAATGCACGAATAGCTTCATCCATTTTCATTGAAGACTTATCTTTCTTCAAATTGAAATCTGCAAATTCTACCTTGAGCATTGATAGAGCTTCTTCCGTATCTTTCAAGCGAGATATTTTTTTGTTGACAGTATCGGAAGCAGAAGCTAATACCTCTAGAGATCTTTCTAGATTGGCATCATTTTTCTTGATAGCCTCTCTGTATTTGATAAGTTCATCACGCTGCTCTTGAATAATTCGACTTAAACGCTTGTTTCTGTCATCAAAGCGAACTTTGAAGTTCTTGTCTCTTAACGTGCTAGAAATGATGCCTAGTGTGATAATGAAGACCATGCTGAGGCAGATAATTAATGTTATTGTTACTTCCATAATTGTATTTTTTATTGTTCACACTTATTTCTTGTCTGGAAATTCCTCCAACAATTCAATACGAGTTCTTAAAATATCGTAGTAATGTCTCATTGCATGATATTGAGAAATAATGAATGCTGTCTGAACAGTTCCGCATTTTTCAACGACCTTGTCGTAATCATTCTTATTCATGAAAGCCTCGAGTTTATTAAAACGTTCTTTCAACTCCTTGAGCTCAATAATGAGACGGTCCTTAAAGTCTTCTGCTACCTGGTATGACTTTTCGAACACATCCTTAGGGGACCATGAATCGTAGGTACTGCCATCTGGGTTAGGGTATTGGACGTGATAGCCAGATCTCCACTCATGATTATCCTCGTTTTTACGAGCAAAACCTTTAGTCACTGCGGTTGCTTCATCCATAGGTGCAGCCATAACCTCTTTTGTACCGATGTACTTTTTCAATTTTGTTGTTTCCATAATTGTATTTTTTATTGTTCACACTTTTGAATTATCTGTGCTAGAATGCTTTCAACGCCCTTTGGTTTGAAGAAGCGATTGGCATTGAGGAGAGACAGGGCTTCTTTTGCATTCTTGTAGATCAATGGCAAACGACCTGCTTGATTCTTGTAAGTTTTATAATCCGCTTCTAATTGTCGCTTGTATGCCTTACCCTTATCTAGATAGTCTGCTTCAAGTGCTTTTTCCTTCTCATCCAACTTTTTCTCTTTTTCTTTATATTTCTGAACAGAGGATTCGTAACTTTCGCGTGAATAGTCTCGCTGCTTGATGCTACGTTTTATCTCGTCCTTCATTTGCTCTTCAACCTTCAAGCGTACATCTTCAAAGCCAAGGTAAGACTCAGAAGTCTCAATTGTGCGTCTTTGCTCATCGTCTCGTGAATAAAAAGGATCTGTTTGACTACCACCAATTCTGTCAAACACGGATCCCTCATACTTTACTTGCACTTCCTTGCGGATGATGACTCTGGAACCGTCTTTGAGGAACGCAATGGTCTTATCCTTCTCTTTGACGGTCTCTTCTAATTCTTTTACTCGATTCTTCAAAGTTTCGAACTCTGAATAATCTACATTTACTACAGCCATAATTGTTATGATTTAAATTTAATTGTTACATTTTTCTGCATTCTCTATTGGGATGTCGTACCATGGAAGAGAATAACCTTTATCCTTCATTTCTTCTGGCAATATACAGCGATAATATTGACCATAGAAATTCAACCATACATCACTCACCTCCAAAATCGTACCTGCTGGAAGTTCTGGCTTCGGCTTAAACCATGGGCGTGGATATTTTGTCGTTTCGTGAACATCCTGAGCGCACTTTGTTGGTTTGATTAATTTTATCTTCATTTTTACTTCTTTTCTTTACTTATTTTTATTGCTTTTCTTGCCAGTTTTCCTAAAGTCGAAGAACTAGCTTCAGGAAAGCGTTCTTTGAACTTTGCTCTTACTGCATAGAATAATTCGCTTTTTCTTTTTGCTTCTCTGTATTTGTCTTGTATAGAAGACAGTTGGCTGATAGCCTCTCCAGCTTCAATGGCAAAGCTATCATCAGAGCATGCTTCAACCTCTGTTGCAATTTGAGACCAAGCAAAACTTATAGCTTCGTATTCTGATTCTGTTAAGTATATATTCATTGCTCTAATTCTTGTTTAATAATTCTCAACTGTGATAAAACATGCTCTGCATTGATAAACTTGGAGTCAGAAATATTTAATGCGGATTCTATTTCAAGGATGAGCATATTAACTCTTAATTTGACATTTAACTCTTTCTCTTTCATACGCTATTTCTTTTTATCTAACAAAATTTATAATTTTATGTCTTGCTCTTGCTTTGTCATAACTTTGCAGCCAAGATGCT